TTACTCGCTACTTTGAGCGAAGGCGTCGAGCACTGCGGCACGGTTTGGGCGCTCAAGTACTTGCTCAACGTAGTGGCGAGAGGTGACCCCCACGTCAGAATGTCCAAGCTGCTCCTTGGCGGCATCGAGGCCGTCGGTCGCTTTCAGCAGAGTGGCCACCGCCTTTCGGCATGACTTCGTCGTGATCCAAGCCACCGTCGATCCCTTGAGAGCAGATGCCCACTGAGTCCGGACATTCTCTGGCCACCTCAACGTTCCGTTTGCGGACGGAAATACCCATTCGGAGTAGGCGGCGACGCGCCTCCGAACCAACACGTCCCGAGCAAAAGAAGGCAATGCCAGAGTCCGATTCGAAGACTCGGTCTTGGGGTGCTCTTGCCGCTCAAGACCCCGGCCTGGAATGCGGGTGACTGTTGCGGATATCGTGACCCTTCCGTCGTCTATGGAGACGTCATCCCATCGAAGCGCCAATGCCTCTCCGATCCGGCATCCCGTGGCGACGAGTACGTCGGCGAGATCGGCCAGGTCGTGAACGGAATCTCCTCGAATTCCCGGAATTCGGTCGTAAGCCTGTAACGCGGTGCGCAGGGTCCGAATGTCGTCAATGCTGGGCGCGCGAACTTCGCTTCGCTCGACCGCGGGAGGTCGCAACTCGGCAGCAGCGTTCGACTCTGCTGCGCCGTGACGAACCGCAAGCTGCAACATCCCCGCGAGCACCACGGCGAGCATGCGCGCTTGCGCGGGTCCGGACGTGGTGGCGACGCGCGTCACGAGCCGGTCTAGCCGCGGAACGGTAGCTTCCCGAATCCTTAGCGATCCGACACTTTGGTTCACATGTTTGCTGATCGTGCTCTGGTAACGAGCTACAGTAGCCGGCGCTTTTCCCGCGTCCACCACTTGCTGCATCCACTGACGCGCAAGCTCCGAAAGTGTCGATTCTCGCGTGAGATATTCAGCGCTCGGCGTCAGCCGATCCCGCAGCGCAACTCGCAATTTCTGCTCGGCGAGAGCTTCCGTCTTGGCTGAGCGCTGCGCCTTCCGAGTTACCCCATCCGAATCGCGATAGTAAGCAATTGCGGTCGGTACACCATTGAGTCGGACCCGCCTGATCTTCCCCCATGTCTCCAGAGGGAGCGGTGGCCTAGCCATCGTGCTTCACGCAATTCGTCGGTCGTGGAACCACAATGCGAGCATGTCGTCGGTCACCCCGAGCTCGAGCGCCCACACACCAGGGTCCGGTGACATCTTGACCACCTCGGCGAGGTTGCCCGGAGTGATGAGCTTTCGCGCTGCCCAGCGATTCGCCTGCCTCTCGAATCGATGCTCGGTCGTCGTGTGACCCAGCACCACGTGTCCCAGTTCGTGAGTCAGGACCTGCCGCTCGTGCCACGTCTTCAGCCCTCTCTTGAGAATGATGGTGCGCTCTGCGGCAACCCAGAGTCCGTTCGCCGTTCGGATCCGCCCGAACAATACGTTGACGCCCAACCGGTCCGCATGCTCGAACGGATCGTAGGTTGGGCCATTGCTCACGGTGTTCTGTCCCCCAGATCATCACGGTTGTCGACGCTTGTGTCGCTTGCGAGGTCGTAGCGGCTTTGCAATTCCCCCTCCGACATACTTTCGAGGTCACCACCGACATTCCTGTCAATCCGTTCATTCAATAGCTGTTCTGAGTAGGACTGATCGTCCAGCGTGCCGGCCTTCGCATCAATAAATTCTTCGAGGACCCATCCACTTTCCGCCACTTCTGGCGGTACGGCGACCCAAGCACCGGGTTGCTGCAAATAGGTTTTCGCTGCGTCAGGGGAGATACCGGGATTGAACAACGCAGCGAACCGGTGTCCGTCGGGCTTGTCGCTCCCTGGCCAGCTGACTAGACCGGAGTACGACATCGCCTCCAGCAGTCGCGTCTGGACCTCGCTCAATAACTCGTAGGTGCTATAGGAGTCGAGTCGTGGGGATGTCACTGGGATGTCCAGATCCGTCTCGCTGACGTAGTCCGCAGCGATGAGAGCGCCGATCGGACTCACGTTGTATGCGCGTGCGAATGCAACGACCTGTCTGGGCTTGGGATCGACGGCGCCCGTTCTCCACCGGCCGATTGTCGAGCTGTTTACGCCTACCTTGTCAGCAACTTTTGAGTCCGAGTCGCCGGCCACCACAAATTGGACATAGTGCATCCACGAGTTCGATTGGTTCACCTACGAAGGTTAACAGGTGTATTGCATGCATGCAATGACTTTGCGACGCTGCCCCGCATAAGTTCTGCATACCTGCGCGACACGCCCTATGCAAGCATGCAGAAATGTTGCAGGCCGTAGAAATAGTGACCTAGTGTTGCTGCCATGCACAGATCAAGCACCCCAGCAAGACCGCGACGCGAGCTGGTCCTCAACCGCCCGAAGCTCGACGAGCTGCGGCGAGCGCACGGGATTCAGAGCGAGGCGGATCTGGCCCGGCGAATCGGGGTGGATCCGACGACGCTCTACAGGCTCACCACTGGCCGCACGAAGCCGTCCAACGAATTCATGGCTGGCCTTAAAGATGCATTCCCGTTGGCCGCACTCGATGACCTGCTCATCATCCAGGACGTGGCAGCGTGATCGCCCTCACCCCTGCGGGCGTCGAGAAGAAGACCGGCGTGAAAGTCAAGACTCTCGCGAACTGGCGGTGCCTCGGGGTCGGCCCTGTGCACTTCAAAATCGGTCGGCTTGTCCGGTACTCGGACGCGGAAGTGGACAAGTGGCTGTCAGAACAAACCGGACGGAGCGCCGCATGAACGCATCGCTCAAGGGGAGTCTCGACACGCTGAGCTTCCGACCTGTCGCGGGATGCATCTACGTCGCGCTCGGGCGAAGCGAGAAGAAAGTCGCTGACCTCGCCGAGGCCGTTGGTGTCTCTCGGACCACGATGTACGACCGTCTCGCTTCTCCCGGAACGCTCACTCTCAGCGAGGTCGTTTCGATCTGCGACGCGCTCGAGCTACGCCCCAGAGATTTGGTCGGTTCTCTTACCGATCCACAGACCGGCCGCCGGTTTACACGAAATCCCCTATTCGGCAGTGCCGAGATTGATGGTTTTCACGTGTCTGGTCACCCGGCGGCCACCTTCCCCGCCCACAAAAAATGCCCCCCGACTGCCATCGGAGGGCGAAGCAGAAAGGCACCGAAAATGCCATCAGCAACATCAACGATACCCGACGAGGCGGTCGACGCCCGAGGTCGCGTTCGAACCCGCGACTACGACACCTCATGGCTTGCCGCGGTGATGATCACGAGCGCGGACCTGTCGGACCTGAAGCAGGCGATTCTCCTGATCCTCAAGTTCCGCGGCCCGTCAACTGACGACGAGATCTACGCCGCCTACCTAGAGACGGACGCGCCGCGCCGCACGCCGCAGCGGGTTCGAACGGCCCGACACGAGATGACGGTGCAGCACAAGCCCGCGCTCGTGAAGGAGCATGCCGAGCTTGGCAGCTCCGCGCTCGGTAACCAGGCGGAAAAGTGGGAGGTCGCACTGTGATCCGGATCCTGAAGCAGGAACGCCGCCCGGCGTGCGACATCTTCACCATCGGCGAGGACGGCGCGCAGTACGTCGTGCAGGTCGTCGACCGCCAGTCCGACATCCTTCAGAAGCACATCACAGAGACGAAGGTCTGGCCCTTCGTCGCTGTTGGGCCGAAGGCCGGAACCGGCGCGAGTCCGGCATTCTGGGCGGTCGCGACCGCTGTTGCGACTGCCGGTGGCGTCTGTCGCTGACGCGATCAAGGCGGTGGCAGCGTGAGGCGGCGGGTGACATTCGTGCAGCCGGCACGGGTGGAGCAGAGGCGGATCGTCGCCGAGCTTCGAGAGTTCAACCGTCTTGCGAAGTCGACGGGTATCGACCGGGTGCAGAACTCACCCGTTGCCGGGCTGTTGTTTGGCACCGTTCTCGCGGCTCCGTTCTGGGGGTTCCTGATCGGCATCGTCGTCGCGGTCGTTGTCGTGGGGGCTGGTCGCTGATGGGCATCTTCGCAGCCGACCTGAACGAGAACGCTATCGGCGTCGACGTCACACTGCACCTCGGAAAGACGCCTGTCGGCGGGACACTGAACGCGCTGGCCTGGCCGATGGGCATGGTCGGTCTCGTGATCGACGGCATGAACCTCGGCCTGCCGCGCGAGAAGCCCATCGAGCTGACAGCAGAGGGGCTACGGGACTGGATCCTCGTCGAGTCCGATCCCGAGCTTCGTGGTCGCCTCCTCGACGAGCTCGGTCGGCTCGAAGCGGAGAGGGTGGGCGCCGAGTGAAGGCCGCCGGAATAGCCCTACTCCTCGCCGGGATCGCTGCCACCGTCATCCCGCATTCCGGCCTCAACGTGTCGCTGATCATCGTCGGTGCACTCCTCCTCCTCATCCACAGCATCCCCTCACCTCTCCGGAAGAAGTAGTCATGGCCAAGCAGACAGTCACCAGCATCAGCGTGAGGAACTACAAGGGGGTGAAAGAGATCACCGTCTCGCCGGAGGGTTCGTACCTCGTCGTCATTGCCGGCGGGAACGGGCAGGGCAAGACATCGTTCATGGACGCTGTCGGCGAGCTGATCGATCCGAAGGGTGTGAAGCTCACCACGAAGCCGATCCGGGAGGGAGAGTCGGAGGCATTCGTTGAGCTGACGACCAACGTAGCGAAGGTCCGTCGTGTGTGGAAGAAGGATGACGCCGGAACGATGAGCGCGTTCGCTCTCGACGGCGCCAAGTACCCGTCGGGTAAGGACTTCGTTGTGAAGGCGACAGGAGGCGTGCTGTTCGACCCGTACGAGTTCGTCGGGCTGAAAGAGACTGAGCAGCGCGCGAAGCTGCTGCGCCTGGTCGAGTTGCCGTTCGACCTCGATGAACTGAACCGCACCTACGCTGGCGCATTCACCCGGCGCACCGACAAGAAGAAGGATCTTGCCCGGGTGACGACCGCGCTCGGTCTGCTCGCCAAGCCCGACGATGACACACCGCCCGACGAGCTGTCTGCCGCTGACATCATGGCCGAACTCGAAACCGCTCGTCGAGCAAACGACGAGTTCGACAAGCTCGTGGCGTCGAAGACCGAGATGTCGGATCGGGTGGCCAAGCTCGAGGCTCTTCTCGTCGAGGCCCGGGCTGCGCTCGCATTCACCGAGAAGGCCATCGCGAAGCACCCGGGGAAGGTCGACACCAGCGCGATCGTGGCCCGCCTCGAATCTCTGCAGCAGATCAACGCATCCGTGCGTGGCGCTCAGCAGTATCGTGCAGCGCTGGCGGCCGTGGACGCCGAGACTGCGGCCGTCGCCACTCTCGACGCCGAGATCGATGCTGTCGAGGCGAAGAAGCGCGCTGGCCTCGCCGCGGCGAAGTTCCCCGTCGACGGGCTCGGCATCGACGACGACGGAGTGACGTTCACGGATCGGCCGTTCAAGAATCTGAATGAGGCGGAAGCCACCGTCGTCGCGTTCGATCTCGCCACGCTCCCGCAGCCGGACCTCCGTCTCGTGGTCATCAAGAACGGGAACGACCTGGCACCTGACACCGTCGAGCGGATCCGCGAGAAGTGCGAGGAGCGCGGGTACCTCGCGCTGATGGAGCGCATCGTCTTGCCGACGGATCAGGCCGGCATCGTCATCGTCGAAGGCGAGGTCGCAGCGTGACGACCTATGGCACGGCTCCTCAGCTGCTCGGGCACTTCGACCTGACCGCCACGTTCACCGAGTACATGCACTGGATGTACCTCCCCGTCGCGATCAAGGAACCGGGTGAACCGGTTCAGTTTTCCCTTCCAAGCCAACTGAAGTTTGCTACTCCGCTGCTGTCGGCGGCGCTGGATAACGAGATGGAAAGAGGAGACCGCCATAAGTACCGGTACATCTATTTGACCACTCGCCGCGGCTACGCGACCCCGGGCAACCCGTTGAACCGCCCCGGCTGGCACAGCGACGGCTTCGGCACGGACGACGTGAACTACGTGTGGACTGACCGATTCCCAACCCTCTTCGCGGAGGGTGAATTCCTCGACATCAGCAACGACCACCTGTTCAGTGCTCAGCAGTTCGAGCGACAGATCGAGTTCCGCCGCGCTGGCGTCTTGGACCTGAAGACCTACGGTGACGGCGAGTTCATGCGGCTTGACCCCTGTGTGATCCATGCGGCCCCTGAGATTCCCGCGCCCGGTGGTGAGCGGAGCTTCGTGAAGGTCAGCTTCAGCAATGACCGGTACGACCTGCTCGGCAACGCGCACAACCATGGGCTGGACTACGACTGGCCCATGCACGAGCGGGCGGTCACCCGGAACGATCCAGCGTCGGCGGGCAGAGACTTCGGGCACACGCCGTTGGGGAGCGCTCAGGCATGAGTACTGCGACTCTCACGGCGAGCTGCGTTTGTGGCGAATCAACTGAAGTGGTCGGCACCGATGAGTCCGCGCGCAACTCGATCACCTGGTGGAAGCGCGGGCACGCGCAACACGTCGTCGCGACGAAGACTGTCATGCCGCCGAAGACCATGGGCGAACACCACGTCGACGGGATCACCTTCGAGATCGGCGGACTCGGCACCGTTCGCTGGCGCTCCGATTGCGCTCAGTGCGTTCGGCAGGGGCAGGGCGCATTCGCTCCCTCCCACGCCGCAATGCCAAGATGCCGATCCGGCGGACGTAACCACTGCACCTGCGATGGGTGCTTCTGATGAGCTATCTCGACAGGATCCTCGACAACGGGGCGGACCGTGACGAGTGGCTGACGAGCCGCCGCACAGTGATCGGCGCGAGCGACGCCGCGAAACTCGTCAAGCCGGAGTCGCTCGAGAAGTACGTCGCCGCGAAGCTCAAGGAGACGAGCTTCAGCGGAAACAAGTTCACCGAGTCCGGCGACGTCTGGGAGCCGCGGCTCCTGTCATGGGGCGCCATCCCGCAGAACCGCCACCTCATCCATTCCCCCGACGAGCCCGGCTTCGCCGCCACACCCGACGGACTCAAGGTGACACCGGAGGGCATCGTCCTCGCCGAGGTCAAGGCGAAGCACAACCGGATCGTGTTCGGCCCGACCCCGGCCGAGATCCGCCAGGTCGCGTGGCAGCAGTTCTGCGTCGGCCCCGAGGTGCTCTACACCGACTTCATCTGGGGCGAGATCGTCAACGACCAGCTGCGCGACCTCGAACCGAAGCGCCTCCGCATCTACCCCGGCGAGATGACCGAGATCCTCGCCGGGATCCTCACCATCGCTGTCCCCATGCTCGTTCGGCTCCGCCGGGCGCGCGCATTCGAAATGGAGCTACTCGCATCATGACCACAGACATCGTCCCCTACGCGGCCAGCCCGCTTCCCGAGCGCATCGAGTACGCCCGCACACTCGCATTCGCCAGTCTGATCCCCAAGTCGCTCTGGGCACCTGTCCGCAACAAAGAGACGGGCGCAATGATGCCACCCGAGCCGAGCGTCGGGAACGTCCTGCTCGTAATGGAGCACGGGGCCATGCTCGATCTTCACCCAATGGCTGCCATCAACGGCATCTTCATCATCGAGGGGAAGGCATCGATGAGCGCGAACCTCATGAGCGCGGTGGTGCGCGGGAAGGGCTACAAGCTCCGCGTGTTTACAGAGGGCTCGTGGGGTGTCGACTTCAAGGCAGTCGCGACACTCGTGCGTCCAGACGACTTGGACTTCACCTACCGGGTCGAGTGGAACGAAGAGAAGGCAGCGCGCGCGGACCTGCTCGGGAAAGACAACTGGAAGAAGTACCCCGAGAGCATGGCGAAAGCCCGGGCGATCTCCGAGGTGATTCGTGAAGGGGCGACCGACGCTCTGAACGGCATCGGCTACACGCCGGAGGAGCTCGGGGCATCCGTCACCGAGGGCGGGGAACTCGTGCAGGTCGTGGACCATCCCGACACTTCCGAGCCGTGGTCGGCGCCCACCCCCACAGCGGCCGAGCCGCCCAAGTGGGAAGTGCGAATCTCCGAGACCACCTCGAAGGCGGAGTTGCTTGAGCTTCGCGACGAGATGGGCCCGGCGAACGCGGTTCGTCTCGTCGACGCAATCCTTCTGCAGGCCTCGAAGCTACCGGACGGCGCGCCCGAGCCGACGGCGGAAGCGACGGACCCGAACGAGGAAGAAGCAGTTGAGGTTGACCCTGAATCCCACGCGCTCGCCGACGAGCCCCGCGAGATGACGCAGGAGGAATTCGAGGCCTACTCCTCGGCTGCCGCCTACTCGGATGAGGTCTGACCGTGGACGGTGAGGTCGTCCGCCAGGACGTCGTGGACCCGGCTTCCGGCGAGCTGGTCGAGTCCGCAGCTGAGGACCGTGTTGTCGCCCTGCTCACCCCGGTTGAGCTCATCGAGTACGAGCCCGTCGGCCCGGGCGACCTCGAGCTGCTCATCCGGATCCTCGCCGATCGGATCGAGCGTGCGCCGTCGGTCATGGTCCGGCTGTACGAGCAGAAGCACCGCGCGGAGGAGGCCTACCAGAAGGAGTTTTCGAAGATGGTGATCAAGTCGCCGAACCAGCAGATCACGATGGCGCGCGAGTACGCGAAGTTCCACTCGATCGATGAGCTGACGGCGATGAACCTGGCGAAGGAGCAGCTGCGCTACGCCGAGTGGTTACAGGACGCCCTGAAGTCGAAACTCTACGGCTACCTCAACCTCAACAAGGCCCTCGCCGCGTCCTACATCGCTGGCCCCATCGGTCAGCGATGACCCCCACATTCTCCGCGGCCACCCCCGGCCGTGGTGCCCAGAAAGATCCGACCGAAAGGCATCACATGGCATCCGATAGGGCTGCTCAGAAAGAGCTGGAGCCCGGCAGCTTCGCCGCTTTCCTCGCTCAGCAGCGGCCGAAGACCGACGTCGAACTGCACGAAGAGCTCCGCAAGCTCGTCGCCGCAGTCCGCGACACAGGCAAGGCGGGAACGATCTCCCTGAAGATCACCGTCAAGCCACTCGACGACAGCGGTTCGGCCCTGTCGATCAACGACGAGATCACGGTGAAGCGTCCAGAGCGCAACCGCGACAACTCGATCGCGTACGTCGACTCGTTCAACAACCTCCACCGCCGGGACCCGTCTTCGATGCCTCTCTTCGAGGACGAGTCCGACATCCGAACCGCAGCCGACCCCGCCACTGGCGAGATTAGGGACATCAACTGATGAAGGACATCGAAGTGATCATCGCGAGCGCGAAGACAGAGGCCGGGACCGTCGCGGCCCTCGCTGCTCAGGCTTCAGTACCCGTGCCGCTAGAGCCTGGAACCGTCTACGCGAAAGCCGACGGAGCCGGAGACGTACGCGTCGTTGATACCGACGAGTACGCCAACACCCCCCGGCGGGCGATCGCGTCCCGCGTTGTCACCGACGCCGCATCGTTCGTCAAGTACATCGAGAAGCACGGAACGGAGGCGACCGAGGTCTGGGCGGATACGTCGAACTCCGCGGTTGTCGCCGTCATCGATGCTCACGAGGGGGCCGGGAAGCCTGCGGGATGGCAGGGCCACGAGCTGGAACTGAAGCTGGAGAAGACGCAGTCGTGGCTCGCCTGGAACGCGCTCAACGGGAAGCTCGTCTCCCAGCTCGACTTCGCTGAGTTCATCGAGAACCGCACTCTCGATGTGAAGGAGCCCGACGCGGCGACCCTTCTCGAAGTGGCGCATAAGTTCGTGGTGAAGAAGGGTGTCGACTTCGAGTCGGGCGAGCGATCGCAGGACGGCCAGACCCGCCTCGAGTACAAGGAGACGATCACCGGGAAGGTCGGGCAGAAGGGCACGATCGCGGTGCCCAACGAGCTGCTGCTCGTGCTGAAGCCGTACGTCGGCGGCCCGAGCTACCACGTGTACGCGAAGTTCCGGTACCGCCTGAATGGCGCTGACCTGGTCGTCGGCATCGTGCTCGTGCGCCCGAGGGACATCCTCGACGCCGCATTCGCTGACGTCGTCACCGCGATCCGCGACGGCGCCCCCGAGGAGTCGGTCGCCGGCGACAAGGGCACGGTCATCGTCACGAAGCCGGCACACGCTGGCATCACGCAGCCGATCTTCAACGGCACCCCCGCGTAACCCTTCACCCCAAGCCGGGGAGCGAGCTGTTTGCACCAGCTCGCTCCCCTTCATCATCCGGAAACCCTCAAAGGAAACCAGTGACCCTCAACTCTGGCACGCCCCCGCGCGCCGAATCCACCCCCGCAACGCCTCAGTCGTGGACATTCGACCTGGGCTATGCCAAGCCCCCGCCCGGTCTCTCGATGAACGACCGCACCCACTTTCGTAAGCGTGCCGCGTCGACCTCGATGATCCGCGACTTCGTCGTGTGGCGCTGCCGCGAGGTGAAGGTCCCGAAGCTGCAGCGGATCCGCGTCGACGTTCAGTGGGTTGTTCGGACGAACGGACGCCGAGACACCGACAACCTCGCACCGCTTCTCAAGGCCATCTACGACGGTGTCGGCGCTGACAAGGGAACGTCGGCGCACATCGTGCCCGACGACGCCCCGGCATTCATGGAGAAGCCCGAGGCCAGCATCCGCCTTGCCCGCCTCGAACAGTCCCGGTTCGTCGTCACAATCACAGATCTGGGGGCCGCCCAGTGAGCCTCCTCACCCTCAACACTGGCGCCGACCCGTCGATGACCTACGACGAGTTCCTACGCGACAAGGTCGCCTTCGACCGCAAGTTCGGTTTCGACATCACCGACGACGAGATCAACCCGATCCTCCTCCCGCACCAGCGCGCGATCGTGAAATGGGCGGTCCGCGGCGGCCGTCGTGCGATCTTCGCGAAGTTCGGTCTGGGCAAGTCGATCATGCAGCTCGAGACGCTGCGGATCATCCTCGACAAGGTCGGCGGCCGTGCACTCATCGTCGCCCCTCTCGGCGTCCGCGGAGAGTTCATCCGTGACGGCCGCAACCTGCTCGACGTCGATGTGACCTTCGTACGCCGAACCGACCAGGTCGACGGGCCCGGGATCTACATCACGAACTACGAGAGCGTCCGTGACGGGAAGCTCGACGTCGGGCTGTTCGGCGCGGTCTCGCTCGACGAGGCATCTGTGCTGCGGTCGTTCGGGTCGGAGACCTACCAGCGGTTCCTGCAGCTGTTCGAGAACACCCCGTTCCGGTTCGTCGCGACCGCCACGCCCTCACCGAACCGGCACAAGGAGCTGATCCACTACGCCGGATACCTCGGCATCATGGATACCGGCGCTGCCCTCACCCGGTTCTTCAAGCGGGACCCGTCGAAGGCCGGGAACCTGCAGCTGCACCCGCACAAGAAGGATGAGTTCTGGCTGTGGCTGAACACGTGGGCGTGCTTCGTCGCGCGGCCGTCGGATCTCGGCTTCTCTGACGAGGGCTACGACCTCCCCGACCTCGACGTTCAGTGGCATCGCCTCGACGCGGACATCGCGTCTGATGCCGTCGACCGGGACGGTCAGGGCCTGATGTTCCGCGGCGGAGCGATGTCGGCCGTGGAGGCGGCGCGCGAGAAGCGCCGCACCATGGACCTGCGCCTGGTCGACATGATGCGCATCGTCCGCGAGCACCGCGAAGCGACCGCCGGCACCCCCGACCAGATCATCATCTGGTGCCACCTGAATGACGAGCAAGACGCGATCGAGCGAGCGCTCAAGGCGGAGGGTCTGTCGTTCTCCTCAGTGCACGGTTCGCTCTCCGACGATGAGGCTGAGCGTCGACTCGACCAGTGGCGGGACCGTGAGACCTACGCGCTGATCGGAAAGCCCGTGATGCTGGGGCAGGGCATGAACCTGCAGCAGTCGAACACTGCCGTCTTCGTGGGAGTCAACCACAAATTCAACGAGACGATTCAGGCAGTGCACCGCATCCAGCGCTTCGGGCAGAAGCGTGCGTGCACCGTGCACCTGATCTACGCCGAGACCGAGTCCGACGTGCGCGAGACACTCGAAGCGAAGTGGACCGAGCACAACGTGCTCGCCGACACGATGTCGACCGTCATCCGCTGCTTCGGCCTGAACCCCGATGCGATCAGCGCCGAGCTGACCCGCGCCATGGGAGTCGAGCGTGTAGTGCACACCGGCAACGGGTGGACCATCGCTCTGAACGACTCTGTCGTCGAGGCCCGCGATCACCTCGCCGAAGGCTCCGTCGGCCTGATCGTCACCTCGATCCCGTTCGGCAACCACTACGAGTACTCGCCGAACTACGCCGACATGGGCCACACCGACGACAATGCGCACTTCTGGTGGGGCAACGACTACATCACCCCGTCGCTGCTGCGCGCCCTGAAGCCCGGCCGGATCCTCGCCGTGCACGTGAAGGACCGCCAGCTGTTCGGCTCAGTCACCGGGAAGGGCGTCTACACCGTCTCACCGTTCCACGCCGAAGCCATCGCCCACTACACCGGGCACGGGTTCGACTACTTCGGGATGATCACCGTCACCACCGACGTCGTGCGCGAGAACAACCAGACGTACCGGCTCGGGTTCTCGAAGATGCTGAAGGACCACTCGAGCATGGGTGTCGGTTCGCCCGAGTATGTCCTGCTGTTCCACAAGCCGCAGACGGACCGGTCCGTGGGCTGGGCGGACGAACGCATCGTGAAGCAGATGGCCGACTACTCGCTCGGCCGCTGGCAGATCGACGCGGAGGGGGCATGGCGCACCGGCGGGAACCGGCTCCTCTCTGGCGACGAGCTCGCTGCGCTCTCTCCCGAGGCCAGGTCGCGACTCTTCACCGTGCAGTCGACCGCGAACCGGTACGACTACGACGAGCACGTGCGCCTCGCTGAAGCTCTGCTGGAGACACACTCGCTGCCGTCGACCTTCGCATCGCTGGTGCCCGGGTCGTGGCGGCCGGACGTGTGGCACGACATCAACCGCCTCGACACCCTCAACTCCGAGCAACGCCGTCGCGACGTCGAGAACCACATCTGCCCGTTCCCGCTCGATATCCCTCGCCGCCTGATCGAGGAGTGGTCGAACCCGGGCGAGCTCGTCTACGACCCGTTCGGCGGGATCGGCTCGACGGTCCTCTGCGCGGTCGAGGCCGGCCGCCAGGCGTACTCGTCTGAGCTGAACCCGGCGTCCGTCGCTGACTCGCTCGTGTATCTGCGGCGCCACGACAACCGGCAGTCCATCCCATCCCTGTTCGACCTGATCGACGAAGTAGAGGCCATCGCATCATGACCACCGCAACCACCCTCGAGCGGCCCCAAGTCACACCGACCCGTGCTGGCTACACCCAACCGACCGTGCCGTGGAACGGTCTCACGGCGACCGACCTCTTCTGTGGGGCAGGCGGATCCTCTTCAGGGCTCGTCGCCGCCGGGTACAAGGTCGTCATCGCGGCGAACCACTGGAAGCTCGCGATCGACTCCCACCAGATCAACCACCCCGACACCGACCACTCGTCGGCCGACATCTCGCAGGTCGACCCCCGGTTCTTCCCTCGGACTGATCTGCTGTGGGGCTCGCCCGAATGCACGAACCACTCCGGCGCGAAGGGCATCAAGCGGCAGCGGACCGAGAACGAGGCACTGTTCAACCTCGACGGAACAGCACCGCTCCCAGACGCCGCCGCCGAGCGATCGCGCGCCACGATGTGGGACATCCCTCGCTTCGCCGAGTTCCACCAGTACCGGGCGATCATCATCGAGAACGTCGTCGAGGCGTATCGCTGGGTGCAGTTCCCCGCCTGGCTGATGGCCATGGAGTCGCTCGGTTACGAGCACGAGATCGCTTGGGTGAACTCGATGCACGCGCAGATGCTCGGAGATCCTGCACCGCAGTCTCGCGACCGCATCTACATCGTGTTCTGGCGGAAGGGTGAGCGCAAGCCGAACATCCAGAAGTGGACGAGCCCTCGCGCGCTGTGCGCGACGCACGGTGTCATCCGCGCGGTGCAGACGTTCAAGAAGGCGGAGAGGTGGGGCCGCTACCGCGCGCAGTACGTCTTCAGGTGCCCGCAGTGCGCCGCCATCGTGGAGCCAGCCTGGCTGCCGGCGTCTTCCGCAATCGACTTCAGCATCCGTGGAACTCGCATCGGTGACCGGAAGACCCCGCTCTCCCCGAAGACCATGACACGAATCGGGAAGGGCATCGACAAGTACTGGCGACCCATCGTCGTGGAGGCAGCCGGGAACACCTACGACTCTGCAGATCCGAAGCACCAGCAGTTCGGAAGCCCGACCGGGTATCTCCGAGCCTGGCCCACCGAAGAAGCGTTTCGCACGCTGCACACGACCTCATCGAAAGGGTTCGCTCTCCCACCGCTGATCACGGACGGCATTCGCGGCGAAGGCACCGTGCAGTCGGCGAGCGCCGCCATGAACACGCAGACCACTGCGCAGACGAAGGGGGTTTTCTACGACCCGCTGATGATCCCCGTCGAGGGTCGGGACGGGAAGACTGCGCAGAGCTCGTCCGAGCCGATGCGCACCCAGTCGACCCGGAACGAGACCGGCATCGTCATCCCGCTCCGGAACCACGGTGTCGCGAAGTCAGTGAGTGAGCCGATCGACACGGTGTCCGCCGGCGGGAACCACCACGCCCTCCTGATGAGGAACAACACGGGCGGCGCGGAAATGACGACTCCCGCCAGCGAGGTGATGCGCACTCTCACGACGGGCGGGCATCAGTCGCTCCTGGTCAACAACGTCAGCGGCGCGGATGCCAGCCGGTCAAAGCCGGTGAGTGATCCTCTGCCGTCGATGGTCGCGGGCGGGCTTCACGCTTCGCTGCTCGTGCCCTACTACGGCAACAGCACGCCCTCGCCCGTCACCGAGCCCGTCGGCACCCTCACGACGCACGACCGGTACTCGCTTCTCAGCGGATCCGTCGACGTCGAGGACTGCGAGTTCCGGATGCTCGAACCTGACGAGGTGAAGGTCGGCATGGGCTTCGCCCGCGACTACCTGCTCATGGGCACGAAGCGCGAGCAAGTGAAGCAGTCCGGCAATGCCGTTACGCCTCCGAACGCGCGCGACATCGGCGCGTGCGTAGCAGAAGCGCTCACCGGCGAGATTGTCGAGATGGCGGCGTGAACCAGCTACTGAATGGGCGCGACCCTCAGGATCAGCGGGATGCCTGCGCCGATCGTGATTTGCACGTGCTCGCCCTCTCCAGCAGGTACGAAGCGCCAGAAAAAGACCTTGTTCTCAGCCCTGCTGATTGCCGTTTTGAGGGTCTCACCGTCGCTACTCGTCAGCAGGAAATCGTGGCCGGCGTAGGTCAGAACATAGTTCGAATTGGGCATGAGCGAACTCTATCGGGGGCTTTCGCATGAAGCCGCATCCGAAGGTGCCGTACCAGCATCGCAAGAAGGAACCGAAAGAGATCCCCGAGCACACGAAGGCAAACGTCCGCGCGCGCTCGGGAGGCACGTGCGAAGGCTGCGGCCTGCGACTTGCGACCCAGATGCATCACCGTCTGTACCGTGGCCGCCAGGGCAGTTCCCACCGAATCGAGAACATCCTGCACCTCTGCGGGTCAGGCAACCACTCCGGCTGCCACGGCATCGCGCACTCCGGTGACGAGGGCGAGCTGCTTGGCTGGGCTATCCGGTCCGGGGGCGAGCCCGCGGCTGTCGAGGTCACGTACCGCGGCAAGCAGGTCACGCTCACGAACGACGGTGACGTGAAGTCGATCTATCCATCGGCGGTGCGCTGATGGCCTGGTTCAAGGTCGACGACGGATTCAGCACCAGCCCAAAGGTGCTGAGCATTCCGAGGTCGTCGCGAATGGCTGCCGTGGGCCTGTGGACGATTGCTGGCACATGGTGCGCGAAGCACCTCACAGATGGTCACGTGCCCAACTTCATGATTGACGAGTGGGGCGCGGACGAGTCGCTCGCGGTGGCGCTCGTGAAGGCTGGCCTCTGGGTCGAGGATGCAGAGGGCTACGTGTTCCATGACTGGTCCGACTACCAGCCTTCTCGTTTGGAGGTGAACGCGAATCGCGAGAAGGAGCGACAGCGTAAGGAGTCGTACCGGGCTAAGAAGGGCGCAAATCAGAGCGACAGTCCCAGCGGGACGACCGTGGGACAGGAGGAATCGTCCCATGGGGTGTCCGGCCCTCCCGACCCGACCCATCCCGACCCATCCCGACCTTCTACTTCTGACGAAGTAGAAGGATCTTCGTCCGAACCTGACGGTTCCGACGCGAAGAGGTTTTCGGCTGACGTGATCCGACTTTGCGACACGCTCGCTGAGCTCGTTCGACTGAACGGCAACAAGGTCGGCGTCGTGGGGACTACCTGGTGGCTCTCGTGCGACCGCCTCATTCGGCTCGACGGCTACACCGCCAAGCAGATCGAGTGGGTCATGCAGTGGTCGCAGCAGAACGAGTTCTGGCAGTCGAATGTCATGTCGATGCCGAAGCTGCGCGAGAAATTCGACCAGCTGAAGACCAAGGCGATGCAGGAAGCCGCCGCCCGGAAGCAACCGCAGGATGCCCGGAAGCAAACGCCGACAGAACGGGCGTTGTCCACGCTCTCTCTCCCAACTGACTTCGGCCCGAAAGGAATCACATCATGAGCCCAGATGAACTCAAGAAGGTCGTCACCAAGATCCAGCTCGGCGACAGCAGGCAGGTTGACGCAAACTCCCTGAAGGAGTGGTGGGACAACATCGGCGGTCTCGACTTCGCGGACGCGATCGCCGCGGTGACGATGCACCGGCAGGAGTCAACGGTCTACCTGCTCGCCGCTCACGTCGTCGGCAACGTGCGCAGGATCCGGCAGGACCGCGCGGAACGAGCCTCGGCACCGTCGGTCACAGACGACTCGAAGCGTTCGTGGCGCGGCGGCCAGACCGCGCCGAAGCCAGACAACTTCGAGGCGATGGTGGCGGCGGCGAATGACCCGGCCAAGTTCGAGGAGCAGTGCGCGATCTACAATCGGCAGCTCGCCGACGCCGGCTTCGAGATCGACCGCAGCTACGGGGTGGCCTGATGAAGCGGGCGGAGGCTGCACAGTGGTGCGCTGATCTTGATCAGATCCGCCAGCTCCTCGCAGAGCGCGAAGAGTGGAACGCGATCAAGTTCGAGGCCTACATGGCGCGCTGCAGGGCCGACATGTTCTCGACGGTGGCCGAGGGCCTCGACTGGTTGCGAGCCCTCCCGACGGACGTTCCGTCTCGCGGCAATCAGGCGGCCTGGGCTATCAAAGAAGCCCGCCGGACTGGCGTGGTGCTTGAGCGGTCACCGGTCCGGGAGAAGCCCGCGAGGGCGCGGAAGCCAGCCATGTTCTTCACTGCCCGTCAACTGGAGATCGCGATACACGCGCTCAGCGTGACCAAGGCTCGGAGCGAAAGCTTCGAAGCTGCCTCATGAACATCTGTCCGGGATTCCGGACTGACCATCGACTGACGCTTGCCGCGCGAATCCTCCACCGCTTGTACTCAAAGAGTCGGTTTGTTGAGGGCCGGGAGACGCCAGAATCTCCCGGCCCTTCGGGCAATTGTTCAGCCGCACCGCAGCATCTGAGAGGCGTCATCATGGCAGGCGAGACCCACATCACGGTCGTCGGGAACATCACCGGAGACCCGGAACTGCGGTACACGCAGAACGGTCTCGCGGTCGTGAACTTCACCGTCGCATCCACCCCGAAGGTGTTCGACAGGGCCTCGGGCGCGTTCAAGGACGGTGAGGGCCTCTTCCTCCGATGCTCGGCCTGGCGGGAGTTCGCGGAGCACATCGCGGGGTCTCTCACGAAGGGCACCCGCGTCATCGCTGTCGGCAATCTGAAGCAGCGCACCTTCGAGACGAAGGAGGGCGAGAAGCGAACGAGCATCGAACTGGAGATCGAGTCCATCGGACCTGACCTGCGGTGGGCGACCGCGCAGGTCACACGTGCGGTCAACGGTGGCACGGCGCGCGGTGCCGGTTCGGCCCCCTCATCGAACGGTGCCGAACCGTGGGCCGCGAGCGCTCCGGGGAACACGCCTGCGGGCGGTTCTTCCGATGTGTGGAACACCCCGGGCAGCTTCTCCGACGAGACCCCCTTCTAACTATGGGTCGCTCAGTCCTCATGGCGCCGGCGAAGCCCGAGCACCGCGAGCCCCCTCAGGGCCGATGCTCGCCGGCGTGCTGCAAGACCCCGCTCGGTCACTCGGCCGCGGCCCCCGCAACCTGCACCTGCCACCCCGCGCGAAGGGACTGACCATGATCGTCTGCATCACAAACGACATTCCTGAGCTTCGGTCGTGCACGATCCGTGGTGAGCACCTCGACAACTGCAGCGGCTTCGTCGTCCGGTTCGACTACCGCACCAATCAGGTCACTCACACGAACGTCGAGTGCCGCGGCTGCTTGCCCTATCCGGCCGAGCATGGCTTCCTCTGCGGATCCTGCGCGGAGAAGCTCGATGCCGCTCTCGCGGGATCCGTCGATCTGATCTCGCACCTGCGTTCGATCGAGTCTGGGCCCCGGGACCAGACACCCACGCGCGCCGCGCCGGGCTCCCGCGTCATCGTGCCCGCGTCGTGGATGGAAGCCGACGAGCTCTACATCGCATTGTCCGCGGCGGCCGTCGCCTACTCCGTTGACTGGCAGGTCGAGGAACCAGAGCGCGACGTGACCGCTTCGTCCCTGAACGGATTCAACCCGGAGGCGAACATCGAAGCGGTCTGGTTCGTGACGGAGATGCTGACGAAGTACGTCCAGGCGTCGCTCCCGAACCTCATCGCGAAGGTCGAGGGCGCGATCCGCTCCGTCGAGTACATCGCGAAGGTGCAGACCGCAATGGCGCGGTTCCCGTTCGATGAGGCACCGCAGAGAGTGCACTACGTGCGCTGCCGGACGTGCCAGCACATGACCCTGAACCGTCGACCCCCGCTCGAGTACAACGGCCCCGTCGTCGTCGAGTGCTCGAACGAGGACTGCAAGGCGCTGTGGGATCCGCGTCTCATCGACTTCGACCTGCAGCTGCTTCGAGTCGAGGTTCAGGAGGCCGCGCTGGCCAACGCCCGCCGGCAGCGCATCGCCGACCGGGACGCAGCCCGTGAGGCGAACAAGCTGCGCCGCCAAGCGGTCAGGGACGCGGAAAAGGCCGCTGAGCTCGAAGCCGCCTCAGTTCCCATCTGACCTGAACGATCTACCTCATTCATCCTCAAGTATCGGAGACACACGCATGGAAATGATCACGAAGCGACTGTTCAACTGGGCGTCGATCCTCGACCAGAAGACACTCGAGCAGGCCGAGCGCACCTCGCAGATGCCCTTCATCCACCCGCACCTGGCGCTCATGCCCGACGCGCACTTCGGAATGGGTGCGACAGTCGGGTCCGTCATTCCGACGCGCGGCGCCATCATGCCGGCCGCCGTCGGAGTAGACATCGGGTGCGGGATGATCGCGGTCCGCACGCAGCTGACCCTCGACGATCTGCCGCACGATCGGGCAGCGCTCCGCGAGGCGATCGAGCGGGCCATCCCCCTCTCGGCCGGGAGGTACAACGCCCGCGTCTTCGAAACGGCCGCCCCGAAGATAGACGAACTCTCCAGCATGGCCGATGCGATGGGGTTCGACCCAGCCAGCTACGCCGCCAACTGGAAGCTGCAGCTCGGCACCCTCGGATCCGGCAACCACTTCATCGAGGTATCACTCGACGAGGGAGACAACGTCTGGTTGTTCCTGCACTCGGGGTCGCGCGGGATCGGCAACAAGATCGCGCAGAGCCACATCAAGGTCGCTCAGGAGTACTGCGCCCGAAACTGGATCAGCCTCCCCGACCGTGACCTCGCGTATCTCGTGGAAGGTACACCCGAGTTCGAGGCGTACATGCTGCAGCTGAACTGGGCGCAGCGGTTCGCTTTTCTGAACCGTGAGGAGATGATGGACCGCGTCATCCGCCAGTTCTCGGAATGGGTCGGTGTCGACATGCGTGAGCAGGAGCGCATCAACTGCCACCACAACTACACCGTGCCTGAGGTCTGGGGCGACGACCAGGTGTGGCTGTCGCGGAAGGGCGCGATCGACGCATCGGCCGGTGTGCCCGGGTTGATCCCCGGCTCGATGGGAACCGCCTCTTACATCGTCACGGGCAAGGGAAACAGGCTCGCCCTGAACTCATCCCCGCACGGTGCCGGCCGGGAGTACTCGCGCACGGCCGCCCGGAAGACCTTCACCCGCGAGCAGCTCGACGTCGCGATGGAGGGCATCGAGTGGCGCCACACTGACGCGTTCCTCGACGAGATCCCGCAGGCGTACAAGCCCATCGACGTCGTCATGGCAGATGCAGCTGACCTGGTTGAGATCCGGCACACGCTGCGCCAGATTATCAATGTGAAGGGCGACTGATCATGTGGCCCGACAACATGGCGGTCGGCCCGATCCGGGAGTGGCCGGGGCAGCTGACCGATTCCGTCAACCGGCGGCCGTCGCCGTTCACCCGCAACGTGCGCGAGGAGGGAGAGTCGTGGACGCAGAAGCGCGCCGTTCCGTTCTCCGACACGCTCGCCCTACTGGACCGCGAGCTTGAGTTCCTGGGCGCGGCCGACACCGAGCTGTTGCTTGCGATCCCGCCGCAGAAGTTCCGCCTCGACGGCAAGCCGTACGCCGACGCGAAAGCAGAGCACCCAGGCGTCATCCTCTCCTTCCGGACGAAGCTGGGCGCGCTGTCCTACCCCTGCGACACGTTCACGACATGGCAGGACAACCTCCGGGCCATCGCGCTGGCGCTCGAAGCACTGCGGAAGGTCGACCGGTACGGCGTGACGAAGCACGGCGAGCAGTACCGCGGATTCATGGCGATCGAGAGCGGCAGAGCCATGCCTGCGGGGTTCTCAGGCAAGAGCGATGCTTGGGCGTTCATCAAGAGGTCAGGTGGGTACGACCCAGACGAGACGCCGACGAAGCGTCTCATTCGCGACGCACTTCGTAAGACCCACCCTGACCATGGCGGCGAATCGGCCGACTTCCAACGGGTGACGGCCGCCGAACAGTACCTCAAGCAGAACGGATACCTCTGATGCGCATCCACCGATTCTCCATCGACGAGAACGAACGCCGTACGAAGGCCGGTGTCCTGCACCACATGCGCCGGTTCATCACGGTGTGGCGCGGCACCGAGGCGGACGAGAACAAGCCCGACTTCAACGAGCGGAAGGCGAAGCTGTTCGCAGGCCACCTTGAGACGATTCTCCGGAAGCCGCAGCTTGAGGCGAGTATGCGGTTCCACGTCGGGACTGCCGCCAGCGAGACGCCTTTCGACGGGCACTTGACGATCCTCGGATCCGGGTTCTTCTGGGGCATCGAGAACGGCCGGAAGCTCGCCGACTGGATCACTCGCGAGAAGGCCCACAAGTGGGGGGGCCGCGATCTGTCCCTGCGAATCTTCGGCGAGAGCGGGTCGTGCCTGTACTGGTCGCTCTGGACGCATCCGGATCGGCAGGAGAGAGACGAGTTCGCGAAGTGGCGCGAGGGATCTGCCCGCCTCAACGCGCTCGACCGGATCTACGGGAGCCGGACCTACACGTACGAGCGCGGCGCGTGGGCGCTCATCGCGATCGACCTTCCGGAAGGCGTCTACTCCGCGCGGGTGACGATAACTGAGCAGTCGTACGGCCGCCCGAAGTCGAAGCGGCCCGTGAAGTCGACTGTGCTTGAGGTCGACTCTCCGCAGGGCATCCCGGACCACTACGACCCTTCGGGCGGGTGGAAAGGAGACCGCGTGCACGGGTTCTCGGTCCCGTTCCGGAAGGTCCGTGACGACTGGGAATTCGACGCGGTCAACGCGGTGAAGGCCTACATCTACCGGGAGCGCGCCCGCACCGGATTCCGCGAGGCGCAGGCGGTCGACGCATGAGCGGCATCGCCCACATTCTTCGCCCGCTGCAGGGCAGTTCACTGTCTCCTGCTGAAGCCGACGAGATCATTGCACTCGTCAAGTCGCGCGTCCGCCTCCTCCCGGCGGAAACGTTCCAGGTGACCGTCACAGTCAGCTCGGATGATCTGCTCGACGTGCTTGCCTGGCACGAAGGCGACGCCGGCGGATGGGTCGCTCACGAGTTCACCGGCAACAACAAGCAGTGGCTGGCAAGGTACGACGCGTTTGTCGGGGCCAATCGGGACGACTGCTGGCACCTCATGCCGCCGTCGCTGCAGTGGGCGGTTCACGAGTTCGAGAACCGCGGGGCCGGTCCTCTGCGTGGCGCCCTCGACACGATGAGCGTTCGCTGCAGGCCCCTCACGGACGCACCGGTCGTTGTCCGGTGCGGGGCCATCGACCCTGACGAAGGTGCGTGCATCGTCGAGTCGGACCCGAGAGGCATCCATCCGGGAGAGCACTTCTACTCGATGGCAAAGATCTGATGGCCGTCTACGTCGACAACATGAACGCGAAGGCCGACGTGCCGAACGGCGCCAAGGTCGTCCGAGGTGTCTGGTGCCACATGACCGCGGACACCTCCGAGGAGCTGCTCGTGATGGCCGACAAGATCGGCATGCGGCGTAGCTGGGTCCAGTACCCGGGGACGTGGAAGGAACACTTCGACGTCACCCTCAGCAAGCGAAAGCTCGCGGTCTCCGCCGGCGCGCTCGAGGTTTCCATGCGCGACGGCGTCATAGCCAGCCGTCAGCGATGGGAAGCTGCCCACCCCGAAGCATCCCGCGGTCTCATCGCACGCCTGACCATTCACGACGAGGCGCAGATCCTCGACCCATCCACCCCAACCTAAAGCAGCACATCATGAAGCTCCGAACCAAGATCGCCGCCCTTGTTCTCGCCGCGGGGCTCGCCGCCGCCGGCCTGACAGCGTGCGCATCCGACGCCGCAACGGTGAGCAAGAACCTCTCGACCGAGGCTGAGCAGTTCCGCATCGAGCGGACCATCGTCTTCTACAACGGCATCACGAACACCTACATCGCGACCGTCAAGGGCCGTTGCTCGGTGGACCAGGCCGAGAACCTCGAAAGCGGCACGCTCGCGGTGACGTGCAAGATCGGCGACGACCAGTACATCAAGGACTTCCTCGGCCCGTCCGACAACGTGACCTGGTTCTCGCTGCAGGAGAAGCCCGTCGACGTGTCGGTGTACCACTACGAGGTCTTGTTCAAGCCGGAGGCGGTCATCCCCGACCTCCGCGTCGAAACCGGGCAGCAGTGAGCGTCGCGCCGGACGCCGTGTACGCCGAGGTCGACCGAATCCTCGTCATCCTCGAACACCCCATCGAGGTCGAGCGGGCCCGGCAGATCAGCGAAGAGGGATACACCGCAGAGAGCGACATCGGAATGGCGGACGAGCTGCGCTTCGCGAGCCGCTGCTACCGGTACCAAGCGGCCACGCTTCTCCTCGCCGGGCCCGTGCTCACTCTCGCTCCCCCGTCGTGGCCATGGGATCCTGCCTACTGGAAACCCACGGCCGACGTCGACGGGAACCTGGTGAAGGCGGGCGCTCTCGTTCTCGCTGCCCAAGATGAGGAGAAAGCTCTCCTCGAGAGGTTGCGCGCCCGCCAATCCCCAGCCGTCGCAAAGATCCCCATCTCCACGGAGCATTGGCACCACATCGTCGAGCGTCCTGCCGAACCTGACGAACCCGACGCGCCGGAGAAGAAGCCCGCTGTCGTCTGTCAGACGTGCTGGCTTGAGAAGCCGTGCGCGTGCCAGGACGGCCAGTGATGAGCGACTTGCGCAGAAGCTACAGTGGCACCTTCATCACGGACGGTAGCCGCGGGATTATGGTGCATCGGATCAACGGCGTAGACACGATTTCACCCGGCGTCACCGTCGAGATGCTGGCCGCGTTCTTCCTCGACCACCTCGAAGCTGACCGCGCGGCGTCTCGCGCCGCTCAGGAGGCGGAGGACGCGAAGGACCTGTACACGATCGAAGAACTGGATGCGCTGCCGCCGGACACGGTGATTCGTACGGCAGAGAGGCAGGTCTACGAGAAGTCGGAAACCACCTCTTCATGGCTGGGCACCTATGACGGCTACACGACAACACCCGAGCTCACAGACGCTCTCCCGGCCCATGTCCTGTTCACCCCACCTCAGGGCGGGGAAGATCGTGGCTGATGAATACGGCGAGTCGATCCTCGATGACCTGAAGCGCACCGAAGCTATCAGCCCAGGCAGCCCTGTTGGCGGGTTCTGTCACCGGCTGATTGCGCGGATCCTCAGGGCTCGCCACCCCCTCACCCCACCCAAGGACGGAGAGCAGCGATGACCGACCCGCAGATGACCGACGAATCGAAAGCACGAGACCTCACCGAACTCCTCGCGGGCAAAGAGCTACAGCGCATGGCTCTGGCCGTGCCGCAGGATCTCTTTGACGCGGAGTACGCAGACGCCGGACCGCTCGAGCGCGCAGTCGCTGACGACGGGTTGAAGCGCGGAATGATCCTCCTCACTCCATCGAAGGACGGAGCATGCGAGTCGTGCGGGAACACGGGTGTCGTCGGCTCGCCGCCTGATGCCTACATGGATTGCCCCGCGTGTTCGGGCACCGACAACTCCGACGACCGAACCGACGACCGGCCATGAGGGACGGAGAGCAGCGATGAACAAGATCACGGATGAGCCGGTGCTTCTGTTCGAGGAGTCTGACCTGATCACCCCCTGCCAGGGTGACCGCCAACCGGACAAGGCAGCGTGCTCGACCGGCAAGCCACACCTTTGGTGCGCTCCTTGCTCGCGGGCTCGGTTGCCGTACTGGCCTCCGTTCGCCCCCACCTCTACCCAAGGAGAAGAACGATGAGCGAGGGTCCGATCAGCGGTGGCGGGACGGCGCCAAGGTCGAAGCTCCCGCGACGGTCACGGCCACCACCCTGCACCTGTTCCTCGGGAGCGCCGCATACTGCGGTCTCCGCCGGGTCTCGGGGGTCAACTTCATCTCGTTCGTGACATGCGCAGACTGCCTCGCCGCCTGGCGGGCCGACAACCCTGAGGAGAAGAAATGAAGTACTTCTACGACACCGAATTCCTCGAAGATGGTCGCACCGTCGACCTCATCAGCATCGGGATCGTTCGCGAAGACGGAGCGACCTACTATGCGGTGAGCACCGACGCGAACTGGAAGGCAATCACTGCCGACCCGTGGCTACAAGCCAACGTCATCCCGCATCTCGGCTACAGAAGCCCAGACCAGCGCATCGGGGAGCAGGCTGCGCACTGGAAGTCGCGGCAGCAGATCGCACTCGAGGTCCACGCGTTTCTCACGGAGCACGGCGAGCCGGAGCTTTGGGCGTGGTACGCGGCCTACGACCACGTCGTGCTGTCTCAGCTGTGGGGGCGAATGATCGATCTCCCCGCCGGCTTGCCGATGTTCACCAACGACCTCAAGCAAGTCGTAGGGACGAAGGGACTCCCGGGACTCCCTGAGCAGACGGCGGATGAGCACAACGCTCTCGCCGACGCACAGCACCTGAAGCGAATGCATGACTACGTATTCAGTGCGGCAGTGCGGACCGACATCGTGAGCGAGGACGCCGGCAGCTCGATCTGGCAGGTAATCGCGACAGCTCGCGAGTCAGACGTTTCGACCAACGAAATCGTCGCTCGAATCATCCGAGAAGGGTGGCGCCCACGTGCCTGACGCCTGGCACTGCCGATACTGCGACAAGCCGTTCGTCGTCCCGTCGCTCGTGCGCGACCACGAGAAGACCGATCACCCCTACCCCCTGAAGGAGTCCGCGTGACCGACCAGCCCGCCTTCCCCAACGACCCCGTGACCGCGACCGTCGCCGCCGCCGCCCTGCTCACCGGCTACTCAAAGTCGCGGATCTACAAGATGATCACCGAACACATCCTCGATGCGGACCTTTCGACCGAGGGGCGCGTCGTGCGCATGAAGCAGCTGCGGCGCGTACAGGCCGGAATGATCCGAGGCCGACCCGTTGGCTCATCGAAACATTCCTGACCTTCGCTATCGCGCCACTAGGAATCCTTCGAGCGGGGGGAAAATCTGGTCCCGTAGGTAGCCCTCGATCAATGCGAGCGTCTCTATCACGTCCCAGCCCTCGTATTGACCCGTCTCCTGGTTGAATGCAATCCGGAAGCGAAGCTGCTGAATCATCGCCATCTCATTGACCACCCCATCAACGTTCGTGACCTCCCAACCCTCCTCCGGTGATGAAACGTGCGCCTCGGTCCTGAAATTGCTGCCCCAGAACGCAGCCGGCGCAACGTTGCCCCGAAGCTTTAGCACCTCGAACCGTACGTCGATGTCGTCTCCGACAGCAAGAGTAAGGAGCGGTGAGCGGTGCTTGTCCACGGCCGCCAGGACGTTGAGTACACAAAGAGGGTCTCGATATGGCTCGTCGGGCGACATGATGAACGGCTGGCGTGAGTAGATGAACTCCGCCACAGCGTCGCTGACCCCGTTCATCCAGCGAGACTGATCCTTCCACTCCTTTGCCGATGTGGCCACCGGAAATTGGGTCCGCGACCTGTTGGCGGTCGGGGTGTTCTTCAGGACCAACTCTTGAGTAATGTACTCAAGCGAGGCTCGCAGATCTTGAACTATGTGGCTCAAGTTTGTGGCCCATTCGCGCGGAAGAGGGTCGGCATCCACCTCATAGCGCTTCGTCTGCTCCGCGGTTGACCGAACGTGTGGTGGTTCCTCGCTGAAGTACGCGCCAGCATCCGCGATGAAAGACAAGATGCCAGCCTTGGCCGAATCAAGCTTCAACCACCCCTCAGACCGATGCTCAGCCGATCCGCCATTTGTCATGTCCCGAAGCATAGTCAGCGAATCTCACGCCTGACACGCCGCAAGGGCCGTTCGGCGTGCAATAAATGTGGAAAGTGTGGAAGATGAAACATGTTGGATGGCTTTCGCCGTCCCGAATGAGGCCCAGCAGAGATGCGGGCCTTTTTCATTGGCAGCTCACCACCCTTCGGGAAATGAGCCGCCCGGGCGCCTGAACACCGCCCGGGCCTTCCCTCTTCCGGTGGGGCGTCAACGAGACCATGCTCTCGAAGGACACTCACGACGGTGTCCATACTTCACCGAGGTGCACCTGCGCCCCCCGGCAGCTACTTCTCCGAGTTCGTCGCCTTGATCAGCCCGTGCTGAGTCATCCCCACGGCTTCGGCCAGCGCACGCCAGGTGATGCCCGCCTCACGAGCCTTGAGGGTCAGCTCCCGCCGGCGAGCAAGGATCTCGTCACGTCGTGCGTCGACGTCCCGCAGCTCGGCACCGAGCGCACGCATTTCTTCGATCTCATCGGCCATGTCACGAGGGTACACAACCGCGTTGCCTTCGGGCAGGAAGTGGTGCATCGTCACGACGTTGACTCGGCTTCTGGGAACGAGACACGATTGAACAGCTGCGTGATCCGTAGCTTCCGGTACGACTTCGCCTGATCGGACTCCGCGGCCGGCGTGACCTTCTCGTACCCGTTGAGATAGGGCGTTACGTTCTCGTTCCTGAAGATGCCGCCCTGCGTCCACGTGGTCGTCGCCTGCTCGGGGGAATCCCACCCGGACTCGGTGAGGCTCGATGACACGACGCGGCGGTCACCGGCCGGGCTGATGTAGCCGGACTCGATGAGGATCATGCACTCGCTCACAGCGCCACCTCCGTGAGGTCCGCCACAGCGAGGCAGGCCTGCACCGCGTAGTAGTCGCCACCGAAGTCGTGTGGCTGATCCCAACGCCCAGGATGCGCGGCGATCTGGTCACGCGCCCACCGCTCGGCGGCCGGGCTGACCTTCCGGGACGCGTTGATGTGGGCGTGACCCCCGAGCTTCACGTCGAACGGTTGGGTGACCTCGCGCATCTGCTTGTCGGTCGGTCCGTCAGTCCAGCTGAGTCGCAGCCAGCCGTAGCCGGTGCCCCTCGTCCCGGTGAGACTGAACTTGAGTCCCGGGAACGCGGCACGGATCGCCTTGCGCGCCTCCGCAGCGATCGTGACTGGTGTGTCGTACGTGGTGTCCATGGTTAGGCCTCCGTGTTGTGTGAGCGGGTGACGGTGAGTGGTGCCCTGCCGGCGTATTCCATCGGCCGGGCGCATCCTTCCGCGGTGATGGTCATGATCAGGCGGTAGCCGACGAGAGTGACGATGCCTTCGACCTTGGTGACGAGGTGGTCGGTGGTCTTCCAGCGCCCTGCAGGGGTGAAGGTCTGGAAGTGGATGGTGTCGCCGACCTTGATGTGTCGTGCCTCGATGGTCTCGGTCGGTTCGTTCGTCGTCATGTGACTGGGTTACACAACTTAGTTACACATCACAACCCAGTTGCACAACACGGTCACACGACCAACACAGCCCAGCCGGCCAGGAGCCGGAGAGCCCGCCCCCATTCCGTGAACGAGGTGATCGACCGTGGCCCGTTCACCGATGAACATCCAAACGCGCACAGCGGCACGCGAGCTGTTCGACGCTGGTGTCAGCCGCAACGAGATCGCCCGTCGGCTGGACCTCGATCCGGCCACGGTCACTCGGTGGGCGCGCTCCGAAGGTCTGGAGTTCGACCGCTCGTCTACCGAGCAGGCGACGAAGGCGCACGTGGTCGACCTGGTTGCTGCGCGGATCCGGCTGGCGGAGAAGATGTCCGCTGTGGCTGAGGAGATGCTCGACGAGGTCAACGAGGAGTATCTGGTCTTCAGCTTCGGAGGGAAGGACAACACCTACGCTGAGCACACTCTCCCGGCTGCCCCTGTCGAGGTGAAGCGGTCCATCGTCGTGACTGCTGGGATCGCGTTCGACAAGCTGACCCGGATCGTGGAGAAGGACAACGGCGGTCTCGGTGAGACGGTCGGTGTCATCGAGCTGTTCGCCTCGAACCTGACCGCGGCCGCTGAGATGCTGCGCGCGCAGGGCGAGACTCCGCTCGGCGATGACGATGCAGCTTGACTCGAAGTTCCTCGCGTACCTGCTCACGAAGCTGTCGCGCGCGCAGATCCTGTCCATCGTCGACAGTGAGGCTCGCCGCATCGCGTTGTGGTCGGGTGCTGTGTCGGCAGGGAAGACGTTCGCGTCTCTGATCGCGTTCCTCATCGCGGTGTCGAAGGCGCCCACGAACGGTCTGATCGTCATCGTCGGTGTGAGCATCGACACGATCTACACGAACGTGTTCACGCAGCTGATGAACGTGGAGCTGTTCGGGTCCCGCATCGTCGACCAGATCAGCTACACGCCCGGCGCGACGAAGGCGATGATCCTCGGCCGTGAAGTACTCCTCGTCGGCGCGCTCAACGCCGCCTCGGTGAAACGCATTCAGGGTAAGACGATCGGTCTCGTGTACGTCGACGAGGCGACGCTGCTGCTGGAGCCGTTCTGGGACATGCTCATCACCCGCCTCCGCGTCGAGGGTGCGCGTCTCCTCGGGACGATGAACCCGGCGTCGCTGAATCACTTCATCCGCACGAAGTGGATCAAGCAGGCCGACAAGCAGGACGTCGTCCACTTCCACATGACGATGTACGACAACCCGTCGCTGCCCGCCTGGTACGTCGCGCAGATGGAACGCTCCTTCGCGGGCGTGTTCTACGACCGGATGATCAAGGGTCTCTGGACGAACGCGGCCGGCGCGGTCTACCCGATGTGGGACACGAACCGTCACGTCATCCAGTTCGACCAGATGCCGCGCATCTCCCGGATCCTCGGCAACGGCATTGACTTCGGTACCTCGAACGCCTCCGCCGGGCTCATGGTCGGTCTGTCCGCTGAGACTCGGCCCCGCCTGATCCTGATGGACGAGTGGCGCTACGACCCCCGCGACAACAACGGGCTCACCATGGCGCCATCCGACCAGGCGAAACGGTACGTCAACTGGGTGAACCTGAAGACGCACCACCCGACGCAGCAGTACCTCGGTGAGCCGGAGTACCACATCGTCGACCCGGCCGCCGCCGCGTTCAAGGCGGAGCTCCGCAAGGAACCGTTCAACCTCACCCCCATCTCCGCTCACAACGATGTGCTCGCTGGCATCGGCTCCGTCGCGTCTCTGCTCGCCAACGACCGCCTCGCTGTCGTCGCCGGGAAGTGCGCGGGCTGGGAGTCGGAAGTCACCGAGTACGTGTGGGACGAGAAGGCCACCGCCGAGGGCAAGGACGAGGTCGTCAAGAAGGATGACCACTCCCTCGACGCTGGCCGGTACGGCATCCACACCACCCGCTCCGAGTGGACCTACGAACTGCTCGACCAAGCCGCCTGACCTACACGAATGGGAGTCTCATGGCTGACGCCTTCCCTCCCGCCCCGTTCGATGTCGCGCTGAAGCAGATGGCGATCTACGACGCGTACTACTCGAACCAGCTCGAGCTCCTCACCGGCAACGCTGGGTCGCCTGTCACGCACGTGCGGAACGGTGTCGGGTACTCCGGTGGGCTGCAGGGTGTCATCGCGAAGGCGACCATCGGTGTGCCCGCCGGCGAGAACCGTTCCTCGCTCGGCATCCCCGTCGCCGGCGATCTCGCGCAGCTGTCAGCTGACCTGCTGTTCGGTGAGCCCGCGAAGATCACCCTCCCCGACTCGACGGACACCACCGACGAGAAGGCGACCCCGGAGCGGAAGGCCGCGCAGGAACGCCTCGAGCTGATCATGTCGTCCGATGAGGCGCACGCTGAGATGCTGCGCTCCGGTGAGTACGCTGCAGCGCACGGCGGCGCGTACCTCGGTGTCGTGTGGGACGCCTCCGTCCTCGACCACGTTTGGTTTCGCACCTACCGCGCTGACTGCGCCCTCCCGGAGTACAAGTACGGCCGCCTGACGGCCGTGACGCTGTGGACGGACTACGAGAAGGAAGACGACACCTACCGTCTCCTCGAACGCCACACACCTGGGTTCATCACGTACTCGCTGTGGAAGGGCGAGACCGGCGTGAAGGGCCGTCAGGTTCCCCTCGACACGATCGAGGAGACAGCGCACTACCTCGCCATCCGCGACGTGTCCGGCAAGGAGATCCTGCCCGAAGCGGAAACCCTCGACCAGGTCGTCCGCACCGGTGTGCAGTGGCTCGCGGTCGAGTTTTACCCGAACATGCTCCCCAACCCAATGTGGGACAAGAAGGGTGTGCTCGCGAACCTCGGCCGGTCCGACTTCTACGGCCTCGAATCGCTCTTCGACCGCATCAACGGGATCTGGTCATCGCTGATGCGCGACTTCGACAACGGTGCCGGCCGTCTGACCGTCCCCGAGTCGTACCTCCGCCTCAACGGGCCCGGGAAGGGCGCCTCATTCGACATGGGCCGGCAGATCTACTCCCCCGTCGGCGGTCTCGTCGACGACGGCAAGGGTGGAACGATCACACTCTCCCAGTTCGAGATCCGCGTCGACGAGCATCTCGGCACCATCGAGGCGCTGAAGCGTCAGATCGCGCAGACCGCCGGATACTCGGTGTCACATTTCGGTATCCACGACACGGGAACGAAGACCGCGACCGAGGTGAACGACGACCGCACCGACAGTGAGCGGACCCGCGATAAGAAGGCCATGTACGTCCGGCCGGCGCTCGCGCGTCTCGCCCGGACCGCGCTCGCAATCGACGGGTTCGTGTTCCCCGGCAAGGGTGGCGCTGTCATCGAGGATCTGCCCGACATCGAGTTCGCTGAGGTCTCGCAGGTCGACCCCGAGTCTCGTGCACGCACGATCCAGATGCTCGACGCTGCACGTTCCGTGTCGATCCGGACGAAGGTGCGGATGGCTCAGCCTGGTCTCGATGAGCAGGAAGCCGACGAAGAGGCCGACGCGATCCGAGTCGAGAACGGTCTCGCCCCGTCGACGGACCCCACGACGTTCACCGGCGATGGGCCCCCACCCGATGAGGTGCCCTGATGGGCCTCATCTTCGCGGGCATCGGTGTCGCCGCGATCATCGCTGCAGGGCTGATCGTGTGGGCACTGTTCGTCGGCGACCCAGGTGAGTGATCGTGTCGTGCGCTCGCTGCGGTGAGACTGGCGCCCACCTGGTGCCCGCCCGTCGCGGCCGTCTCACGGGGTACTACTGCCTCGACGAGTCGGCCGACGTCGACTGCTTCACCCTGTCGAAATGGGCCGGTTTCCCGGAACTCGACATGTGCCTCTAGCTCAATTGGCAGAGCACCCGGCTCCAACCCGGGAGGTTGCAGGTTCGATCCCTGCGGGGCCCGCGGACACGAGAGAGCCGCGCAGCCGGCCTAACCCCTGAACTGCGGGGGCGGGCATACGGATCGACGTCTCTCACCCTACGGTCTCGCCCCTGACCGTCCCCGCTTGGTCGTCCGGATCGAATGTATAAGCGATCGGATCCTCGTAGGTCCACTGACCGTCGAACGTCCCGTAGCCAGTGCGCGAGTAGGTCCCTCCCTCCACGCCGATCGTTTGAGGTAGCTGCCCGGCGTCATCCATGCACTGGACGGGCTGGCGGCCAGGCCGCGGGCCGCCGACAAAGGTCGCTTCTACTGAATTCACCATGACCTGAACCTATCGGAGGGCCACCATGCACACACCCTCGGAGCCTTCGCCGTCTCGCCGTAGTCCGCAAGCAGGTTGCCCGAATGAACGAGTCTGCCCGGGTCGTCCGCGCCGAGCTTGAGCGTGGCGGCCAGCACGGCGGAACCGTGTTCGAAAACTCTGGCTTCCGCGAGCGCATGTGGGAACCGGACTACTCGCGGCCCAAGATCGGCTTCGGAGGCGACCAGTGACCAACCCGGTGATGACGAAGCACATCGACGACGCCGACGAAACGCCCCGCTACCACTGGTGGTGTCCGGGATGCGATGCCCTCCATGTCTTCGATAAGCGCTGGATGATGACGGGGACGCTCGAAGCCCCCACGTTCGACGGATCCTACCTGTCGCGCCACAACCGTTGGAACCCAGAGACCGGCGAGCACGACATCCCGCTAGGGAACATCTGCCACAGCTACGTCCGCGTCGGCCGGATCGAGTACCTCGGCGACTGCACACACGAGCTCGTCGGTCAGACCGTCGACATGGTGCCGCTGCCTGCTGGATGGGCAGACTAGGCCGGAGGGCCCGCCGTCAGGGATTGCACGCTGGAAGCACCGCCGACGAGAATCCCTGCCAACTGGATACCCACCCACGCAACGGGTGCGATCTTCGCCAAGGCGAGGCGGATTTTGTCGCGGGCCTGCCCTGACTCCTCGGTGTCGTCTAACCCGGCCATGATGCGACTGAGTACGCCGTAGAGCTCGTTGATCCTCTTTACCAAGTCGACCGAGCCGAACAGGTGGTTCTCTTCGAGCAGCTTGCGGATCTCGGAGACAAGTTCGAACACGTACTCCCTTTGCAGGGTGCTCAAACCGAGCGATTCGTCGGAAAGCAGAGCGAAGACGTCCGTCAGACCTTCTGATACCGTCGCCCGCTGTTCTTGGCTCGGCCCCACCGACGGTGAGAGGCCGTCGATCACCTCTGCCAGGGAGATCAGCAGTCCGATCGCCCACTGAGGGATGAGTCCAGCCTCCCCCTGAGGCGTCGACCACGCGAAGTCGGCCGAGAAAATGCCTCGGTAGCAAGCAATCACGGCAGGTTCATAATGATCAATCGGTCGACCTGCAGCAGCCATGACTGCGAGCATCCGGTCGGTGTCTTCGAGCAGGTCAATCGCGTGGCCCTGTGTTCGCCAGAATTCGAGGCTGCCGGGGGCGGCACCCTCTCGGGTGCCATAGATCGACTGCCCTTCCAGCTTGTCCCGCCATCCGACGAGTAGTTGCGCCAGTTCTCTTGCTGAGTTCCCCATGAGCCGATAATACCGACGCTGGAGGCCGCTCCATGGCGCTCTACGTGCCTGACACCGAGCTCGACCTCTCCGCTGAAGACCTCATTGATGACCTTGGCCGCGCTCTCGCCGAGCGGTACGCGAACGCTGAAGACGAACTGATCCGCGAGATCGCGCAGCGCGCGTACCGCGACATCGATCTCCGCCTGGCCATCCAGACCGCGGATGAGGCGAAGGCGTCCGGGCTCCGGTACGCGCTCGAGCGGAACCGCCAGCTGGCGGAACTCGCCGGCGAGCGCGCGAAGTCGCTCCGTGAGCTTCAGTACCTCTCCGTGCAGACAGTGGGGCGCCTGAACGATGAGGGCCTCGCGCAGCAGATCATCGACGTCGCCGCACAGCAGGGTGAGGCTGAGGCTGCACGCCAGCTCGGCCAGGCACGCCGCCTCCCGGGGACCACGACGCTGAACGGCACGTCGACGCAGGCCGTCGCCGCGCTCACCGAGTCGTTGCAGTCCCGTCTCGAAGAGATGAACCAGCGCATCACTCGCTTCCCCCGGGACGCGTACCAGCGCATCATCTCGATGAGCACCCCGAACGTTCTCCTCGGCGTCTCCACACAGACGCGCGCGCAGCAGCAGGCCGTGCAGCGGTTCCTCGCCGAAGGTGTGACCGGGTTCGTCGACAAGGCCGACCGGCACTGGAAGATCGGCACGTACGCCGAGATGGCCGGCCGCACCTCCGTGGCACGCGCGTTCAACGACGCCGGCGTGAACCGGATGCAGCAGTCGGGCCTCAACCTGGTCACCCCGGTCGGGTCTCCCGCGTCCTGCCCTCGCTGCGCACCGTGGGTCGGCAAGACTCTATCCACTGACGGCAGCACCGGCGACGTCACGCTCCCTCACGCCACAGACGAGGGCGACGTCGTCGTGCACATCGACGGCACCACCGAGCAGGCGCGCGCCGCTGGCCTGATGCACCCGAACTGCTCCCACAAGTTCGTGGCCGTGTTCCCCGGTCTCCCCAACCCGCAGGCCGGATTCGTCTACGACGGGGCCGCGGACAAGGCGCGCGAGCGTCAGCGCGAGATCGAGGTCGAGATCCGCGCGGCGAAGCGGAAGGAAGCGCTCGCCGCGGATCCCTTGCAGGCGAAGCGGGCGCAGGCCGAGGTGAAGGAAGCGCAGCTGAAGCTCCGCGACCACCTCGACGCGACCGGCCGGAAGCGGAACAGCAAGCGCGAGCAGCTGCACTTCGCCGACGGCAAGGGCGTTCCCCGGCCGCCGAGCACGCCATCAACGCCGAACGCGCCAAAGAACCCGCGCCCACCAGCACCAGTTGCGCCGGTCACCCCGATCCGACGCGACATCGACATCCAGATCGCGAAGACCTCCACGCTCGGCGGTGAGGTCCGCGCCGCCCGCTCGAGCATCTCTGACGTGCACAGCATCCCGAAGGGTCTGACACCGGTCCAGGTCAACACTGCGCCGACAACGGCCGGGTGGATGGGTGCCTACAACCACCAGACGTCGATCATTCAGATTCGGGCGACCGGCCCCACGGTAGAGCTCACGACTGCCCACGAGATCGGTCACTATCTCGACCGGTCCATGCTCGGCACGGCAACGGACGCTTTCGAATCTCGCGCACCGACGAAGCAGACCACCCGGGACTGGCTCGATGCGGTGCACGACACCGACGCGGTCAAGAAGCTTCGGGAACGCCAGCTCATCGCCCCCACCCGGGCGGAGAAGGAACACCTGAAGTACCTGCTCGACGACGCTGAGGTCTGGGGTCGCTCCTACGCCCAGTGGGTCGCGGTCCGCTCTGGGAACAAGAACATGCTCGCCGGCGTGGATCACTGGCTCACGGACAAGAACGTGGCCGTATCAGCGAGACAGTGGGAAGCCGACGACTTCGAGCCTGTAGCGGTTACGATGGACGCCATATTCAAAGAGATGGGCGTGCTGAAATGATGATCCCTGACATCGACGTGGAAGCGTCGACCGAAGAGGAACTCATCGCCGCCTACATCCGCGACGGATTCACCGAAGACCAGGCACGCAACTATGCGTGGCTCCTGAAGAACCCGGACCCCGCCTTCCCTCTCGACTGATCTAGTCGCGTCCCACTCAGCCCCGTAGCTCACCCGCTGCGGGGCTCTTTTGCGTCCTCGAACGCGCACTGACTTCCACACCGTGGGCGGGCCCTGCAACCCCTGCGGTGTGGAACTGAACTCCCACCGCAGGGGTGGGTGACCCAACAGCGGCCAGGTGCCGCGAAGGAGCATCATGTCCGACTCATTCCCGATCGTCCCGCCCGCCCTGAGCTGGGTGCCGCAGCGCGAGCAGCAGCAGAAGCAGCCCGACGAGCCGCCGACACCCCCGGCCGACCCGACGCCGCCCGCCGACCCGCCGAAGCCGTCACCTCCGCCCGTCCCGGCCGCGCCGCCCGCCGACGACGAGAGTGGGTGGCCCGACACGGCCAAGGATGCGATCCGGAAGGTTCGCGAGGAAGCCGCCGCGGCGCGCGTCGAGAACCGCGAGAAGATCCAGCAGCAGATCGACGAGGCGCTCCAGAACGGGCAGAAGGCGTGGGCCACGGAGCTCGCGAAGAAGCTCGGTGTCGTCGACGGCGACAAGGAGAAGACGCCCGACGAGATCATCGCTGAGCTGCAGGCCGAACGTGACACGCTCCGCGGTCAGGTCACCACGCTCTCCGCGAAGGACATCGCCCGCAACGAACGCGACGCGATCAACGACGCATCCACTGCACACGGCGGCGACAAGTCGCTCGTGCGCGCGGTCATCAAGTCCGATGACCTCCTCAAAGACATCGATCCCGAAGCGGACGACTACGCAGCCCAGGTGGCAGCGATCGTCAAGACCGCGATCGAGAAGAACCCGAAACTGCGCGAAGTCCAGGTGGCCGGGCGCAGCGGCGGGGACGTACCACCCGGAGGGACCCCGAACCCGGGACCCAAATCAATCGACGACCTGATCAAGGATCGCCGAAAGCGTCGAGGCTTCTAGCCCGACAGAGAGGCCACCACCATGGCAAACGCATTCCTCACGGCGTCCGCTATCGCTGACCAGGCGATGGCAACGCTGTACGAGTCCACCTTCCTCGGGGAGCTCGTCCACACCGACTACGGTGCGGAGCTCGCGACGAAGAAGCTCGGCAACACCATCAACATCCGGAAGCCCGCCACGTTCACCGCTCAGGCGTTCAACCGCGCGAACGGCATCCAGCTGCAGGACGCTGTGGAAGACAGCATCCCCGTCGTGCTCGACACGATCCCCGACGTGTCGTTCGCGGTCACCGACGAGGACATGACCCTCAAGATGGACGCTTTCGACGAGCGCCTCCTCACCCCGGCGTGCGAGGCCATCGTGCAGTACGTCGACCTCGCGATCCTCGCGCTGCGCTCCGGCGTGACGCAGGTCGCCGGCACCCACCCGAACGCCGACACCCTCAAGCAGACGTGGGACACCCCCGAGGTCCTCATCGAGGCGAAGCGGCAGCTGGACGTGAACAAGGTGCCGCTGCGCGACCGTTACGCGGTCGTCGGCCCGACCATGGCCAGCCGTTGGCTGAACACGGACCTGCTCAAGCACGCTGACAAGTCCGGCACCACCGAAGCGCTGCGTGAGGGCTCGATCGGCAAGAGCCTGTTCGGGTTCGACACCTTCCAGACAGGCAACGTGGGCCAGCCCGCGGGCGCGCCGGCGATCGGCGCACCGACGACCGAGATCGGGCTCGCGTTCCACAAGTCCGCTCTCGCCCTCGCGTCGGCCCCGCTCGAGCTCCCCCCGGCGGGCAGCGGCGTCGACGCGGCCGTGCGGAACTTCAAGGGTCTGTCGCTGCGCGTCACGCACGGCTACGACCAGAAGTACAAGCAGCAGGTCGTGAGCGTGGACTTCCTCTTCGGTGTCAAGCTCCTCGACGCCAAGCGGGCAGTCCTCCTCAAGGGCGCGAACCGGGTCGCGTAACGATGGCCCGTTTCAAGTACACGTCCCTTGAGGACGGCCAGGTGATCGAGGCTGACGAGCGTCTCGATCACCTCGAAGGTCTCGCCCGCTGGAGCGTCGAGGACAGCGAACCGGAAGCGGCACCCGCCTCTCCCGTGTTCGTGTCGGACTCGATGTCTCCGGCGGCGGATCCGATCCCTGTCGCTGGCCCCGTGAACCTCGAACCCGTCACGGGTGGCAACCCGCCGCTCGTGTCCGCGGGCGCGGGGTTCTCCAACCCTGCGGAGATCATCTCGCAGGAGGAAGCCGCACGCCGGCAGGCCGAGGCGCTCGCCGCCAACGCGCCAACCCCGGAAGGCGACGGCGGCACCACTCCCGACGACGGTCCTGCCGACATCCCGGAAGGCGAACCCACCGACAAGTGGTCCGTCGCCGCGATCAAGGCGTTCGCTACCCGCGAGCGGATCGACCTTGCCGAGGCCAAGAACAAGGGCGAGTACCTGACGGCCATCGAGGCTGCAGGTGTTGCGCCCGCCGGCGACCCGACCGAAGAGTGGACGATCCTCCAGCTGAAGGCCTACGCCCGACGCGAAGAGATCGACCTCGACGGCGCCACCCTTCACGACGAGATCCTCGCGAAGGTCGCCAAGCAGTAGACCTGCATCGTGCACGACCCGGTGCCGCCCGCATATATCGGCGGGCGGCACCGGCCCCTTCACACTTCTCACCGAACGGAACCCCGACCGTGGCACGCATCAAGCACCCGAACCCGCCCAGCAAGGGCACGTTCATCGACCGTCTCGGCGGCCTCAAGTTCTACGACGGCTACGCGTACGTCGACCTGGCCGACAAGCCAAACCTCCACGCCGCGCTCATCCAGCACAAGTACGACATCGAGTACGACGTCGACGACCTGTTCACAGACCAGCCCGAAGAGATCACAGCGACGATGCTGGAGGACCTCACGATCGCTGAGCTCCGCGACATCGCAAATGTTGAGGGCATCGACATCCCGAAGCAGGCCCGCAAGAAAGCCGAGATCATCTCCGCCATCGAGGCATGCCAGACCATCCGGATCCTCGAAGACGGTCAGGCGCCTGCCGAACCGCTGAACGCCGACTCGACCGTTTCTGGCGAGACCGTGACGCTTCCGAGCGACAGCTTCGGACTTCTCCCGCCCGCACCCGCCGGCGCCACCGCAAACGCGGTGGCCGACCCTGCAGACGGAACGAATCACCGCACCGAGGAGTAGCCATGGCCACGCCGAGCTTCGCAACGCCCGCCGACTACACCCGCTTCGCCGAGGATGACTCCGACCTCTCGGACGAAGTACTCACAAAGCGGCTCCGCTCGGCAACCATCGAGGTGCAGAAGCTCATCCGCCTGGCGCACTACGACGTCGACGACAACGGCCAGCCCACCGGCACCGCACTCCTCGAGGCGCTCGCTGAGGCGACATGCGCGATCGTCGAGTACTGGCAAGAGACCGGCGACCACTCCGGCGCTGACGCCCACGCTGGCGCCGTGAAGATCGGCTCGGTGTCCCTCGGGACCACCAGCTCCCGGGAGACCGCCACAGACGGCCAGAGCGACCGTCTCGGCGGGAAGGCGCTCGCGATCCTCGGCAATGCCGGGCTGTACCTCGCGGTGGGGTACTGATGCCCCGGCTTCAGAAGAGGCACCTGCCGCAGCGAGTGGTGATCGAGCACCTCGAAGGCGAAGGCAACGCGGGCACGAAGTACTCCGATCCTGTGCCCGACGTGCCCGCGTACGTGGAGCAGAAGTCGAAGCTGGTCATCGACCGCCGATCCACGTCACCGACGGCCGGCCAAGAGGTCACCGCGGACACGTTCGTCGTGCTCCTGATGGCCAACGACGTTCTGCCCGGGTCCTACGTGACCGTGTGGGCGGGCACCTCGCGCGAGCGCCGCGCTCAGGTCATCACGTCATCGCTGTTCGAGTACCGACGCACACCCTCCCACGTGGAGGCCTACACGGACTGAGGTGGGCGATGGGTCAGCGCATGAAGGTGCAGCAGACGCTCTCCATCGGCGACGTCGCCAACGGGGTGCTCGTCGGTCTCGTGCGAGGCCAGAACAAGGCCGCCGAGTATCTTCTCGCGCTGTCGTCGGTAAAGGTGCCGATGGACGACGAAGGCACGCTCCTCGCGTCAGGGACCGTGAATCCGGCGACGAAGGAAGATGAGGCCGCCGAGGTCATCTACGACACCCCGTACGCCGCCAGGTGGCACGAGGATCAGCCTCTCGTCGACTCCCTCGGCCGCCGGTACGCGGGCAACTCGAACTTCCAGAACGGCCGCTCCTCCCACTACCTGTCTGAGCCCGCCGAGCAGAACGCGAAGGCGATCGTCGACATCATCCGCAAGGAGGCGAAGGGTGGCTGACTCGTACCCGGTGACGCTGAAGAAGAGCCTCGCGGTCTACCTCGCCAGCGGGGGCCTCGGCATCTACAAACCGGTCGAGCCGTACACCCCCGCCGAGACGGCGGTGCTGCCCGGGATCTTCACGAACGGCCCGGACCTGCCCCTCACGATCCGGCGCTGCCTCATCCTCACGACCCTCACACCGGTCCTCGACGGCCGCGCCAACCGGATCACCCCGGTTCAGATCCGCACCCGGCTCCCGGGCTCCCGTAACGACGCCGAGAACGTCTCCGAGCATCTGCTCGACGCGCTCCACAACCGCGACCAGCTCGCCCTCCCCCCGCTGACATTCCGCACGGTGGAGCAGGTCTCGTCGCTGTTCATCAGCGCGGACGCGAACGGGCTCGTCGGCTTCTTCCAGACCTTCCACTTCCACGGCCGCCAGGTCGCCTGAACCTCCCACCCGGGACCGTCGCATTCTGCGGCACCAACCATCACACAAGGAGTCAAATGTCTGACACGTCGATCTTCGACGCCACGGTGCCCACCGACGGCACACTGGCCAACGCCCACGAACGCATCCTCCGCATGAAGCGCGCTGGTGTGTTCGAGAACATCACCGGCGACATCAACAACCTCAAGCCCGTCCCCTCCGGCATCACGCAGGCCCGGGAGAACTACGGCCAGAAAGGTCGCACCGCGTCGCGGAAGCAGGGCGACAACTGGGTCGTCACCTTCGACGTCGAGGTCGTCCGCGACTCCACCGGCGAGATCGCGCAGGACTGGCTCATCGCCCTCCTCGGGATCGCGAACGCCAACGGAGTCGCGAACCTCAACGACTTCCAGTGGTTCGACGCTCTCTCCCCGTCCGTGCCCGCCCACCAGGGCAGCTTCAGCGTCCACGCCGAAGACACCTCCGTCGGGTTCGCCGACAAGGCGTCGTACTCGTTCACGCTTACCTCCGACGGGGTGGTCGACGACATCACGTCGCCGATCGCCGGCACGGGCGCGCCGATCATCGAGTCGGTCGTCGGCTCGCCGAACCCCGCCGCGACGGGCAAGAACGTCGTCGTCCGCGGCTACAACCTCGGCGCCATCACCGCGGCCACCATCGGCGGCACCGCGGCGACGAGCATCACCCCCATCGATGGCCGCACGGTCGTGCTCGAGGTCCCTGTTGGGGCCGCCGGTACCGCGCAGGTCCTCCTCACGAACGCGCTCGGTGTCTCCGCGGGCTTCCCGTATGTGCGAGGTGCGTAACCACTCATGATCGAAGCAGCGCAGCAGGGGCGCGACCTTCATCTGACCGTGGAGGGCGTCGAGTCACCTTTCGTGATTCGCCCCCTCCCCGGCCGGATGGGCAAGCACGTCACCGAGCAGTACCTGAAGATCAGCGCCCGCAAGCTTCCCGCTCAGGGCATGGAGGATCTCCTCCGCATCGCCGTCGACGGCGGCCACTGGGTCGGCGACTACCTCGCCCCCATGCCCACGGACGGGCAGCACATCTACAACCGGTGCGAAGACGAGCTCTCCACCGCCGAAGCGCAAGACATCCTCCTGCCCGCTCTGTTCTGGCAGACGGTGCTCGGCATGGACGGCGTCGAGACGTACGTGAAGGCGGGTGGAGGTTTCGCCGGCGGGGTAAAAGCTCTGGGTTTCCTGCTGTCGACTTTGGGAATCTCACCCTTGCTGACATCGCACAGTACGGAGTTGGAGACCCTGATCCGCGCACAGGCAAATATGCCTTCTACCGATACCCCGACGGATGGGCCGACGCTCGCGAAGCTGCCCGCCGAAAAGCGGTCGATCCATCAGGGCAAGAAGCCCCGCAAACGGTGACCGCGACGCAGCTGTGGGGGCTCGCTCTCCCGCAGCTGTTTGGCGAGGTCGAACTGGATCTCGCCCAGCATCACCTGATCGCGGATCTCGACCGCGCGCTCGACACCCGCACCTGGCATTTCGTCCGCTCCGCAATCGAACGTCTCCTCGCGATCGAGGGCACCTGGCTCGGGAAGGCGGCGCGCGATGGACTCAGGAAAGATCGTCTATCAGATCTTGATGCAGGGCGCAGCGGTCTTCAAGAAGGACGCCGCCGAAGCTGACGCGGCGACGAAGAAACTCGGCAATACCGCGGAGCAGTCCGCCGCGAAGGTCACGAAGTCGGGCGGCGCGCTCGACAAGACTGGCGCGGCGGCGTCGAAGGCCAAGGCGCCCCTCGAGGCGGCGGCAGCCGCTGAGAAGCGGGTCGGCTCAGAAGCTGATGGGGCGAGCAACTCCGCGCAGGAACTCGGCACCAGCATTGATGAGGCCGGGCAGAAGTCTGCAGGTGCGGCCAACGGTCTCGATGCCGCGGCGGACTCGACGAAGAAGCTCAGTGAAGGCAGCGACGAAGCGGCTGAGAGCACGAAGAAGGCGGCGGAGGGCGCGAAGGATCTCGCATCCGACACTGCCGAGGCGAAGGAGACGATCGGCGAGGCCGCCGCCGCTATCGGCGCTGGCTTCGCTGCAGCCTCGATTCTCGCGATCTCGAAGTTCGCCGAGTTCCAGTCGGGACTCTCGAACGTCGACAGCTCCACCCACGCGACCGCCGCCGAGATGGCACAGCTCTCAGATGCGGCGCTCGACGCTGGCGCCAAGACGTCGTTTTCGGCGCGCGGCGCGGCCGACGCTGAGGACGAACTGGCAAAGGCGGGACTCTCTGTCTCCGACATCGTCGGGGGGTCGCTGACGGGCTCCTTGTCGCTTGCAGCGGCGGGCCAGCTCGACGTCGCCCGGGCTGCCGAGATCGCGGCTACCACCCTCAAACAGTTCAACCTCACCGGCGCGGACACCGAGCACGTTGCCGACCTCCTCGCCGCCGGCGCGGGCAAGGCTCAGGGTTCCGTCGACGACCTCGCGCAGGGTCTCAAGTACGTCGGCCCGGTGACTGCTGCCCTAGGCGTCTCACTCGACGAGACCGTCGGCACACTGTCGCTCTTCGCCTCACAGGGCCTCCTCGCCGACCAGGCGGGCACCGGACTCCGCGGCGTCATCCAGTCGCTCGTGTCGCCGTCGATCCAGGCGTCGAAGACCCTCGCTGCCTACAACGTGAACCTGTTCGACTCGAACGGTAAGTTCATCGGCCTTGCCGGCACCGCACAGGCCCTCGATGACGCGTTCGGCGGGCTCGATGACGCCACGCGTTCCGCGGCTCTCGGCCAAATCTTCGGCAACGAACAGATCACCGCGGCGCAAATCTTCTATAAGGACGGCGCCAAGGCTGTTGACGATTGGACCTCCAAGGTCAACGAGTCCGGCTACGCCGCGGATACCGCCGCTCGCAAGCAGGACAACCTCAACTCCGACATCGAGAAGCTCGGCGGCTCCCTCGATACCGCGCTCATCAAAACGGGCGCGGCGGCGAACGGGCCCCTTCGCGACATGGTCCAGCTCGTCAGCTCACTCATAGACGTGTACTCGGGTCTCCCCGATGTCGTGCAGGGCGGCGTGCTCATGTTCGGCGTCGCTACGGCGGCCGTGCTCCTCTTCGGCGGCACACTCCTTCTCGCCATCCCGAAGATCGCAGAGTTCCGGGGGGCAGTCGCGCTTCTCGGATCACAGATGCCTCGCACGGTCGCGGCGATGCGCGGTCTCAGTTCGTTCCTGATGGGGCCGTGGGGCATCGCGATCGCCGCGGCAATCGTCGGCGTGACATTGCTGGCGAGCTACCTCGACTCACTGCAGGCGTCGTCGACGGAGATCACGAACTCGCTGAAGACCGCCACATCAGCTGCTGAGATCTTCGCCACGGTCGGTAAGGGCAAGGACGTCAAGTGGATTCAGGGGGTCTCCAAGGACCTCGGCGATCTGAACCCCATCCTCGACGCCGCTCAGGAGCAATCCGGCAACCTGTTCGCACGCTTCGACTCATCCCACTTCGGGGCGTTCGACGCGCTCAGGGACACCGGCAAGCAGCTCGGTGAGCTCGCGGCCACCGACCTCCCGTCAGCAGCCCGCGCATTCAACCTGCTCGCGGATGCCACCGACAAGAGCCCTGAGCACCTGCAGACCCTGCTCGACCAGATGCCCGACTACAAGGCCGCCCTGGTGGAGCAGGCGACCCAGTTGGGGATCAACGTCACGTCGACGGACGAGGCAGCCAACAAGCAGGAGCTTCTGAACCTGGCCATGGGCCGCACAGTCGCGCCGACGGAGAAGGCCGCCGAGGTCTCGAAGTCGTCCGCTGAGAAGTACAACGACTCAGCGAACGCGGTCAACGACCTCACCAACGAGCTCGACGAGCTCGTGAAGGCCATTGACAAGGCCAACGGTGTGGGTCAGGACGCTGTCACCTCGAACGCAACCTACCAGGACAGCCTCAACGACGTAAAAGCGGCGATCGCGAACATCGACCCCGTCACGGGGAAGGCGAAGGACGCGGCCGACGCTCTCAGCACGTCAATCGACGAGTCAACGCTCGCCGGATCTGCGAACGCTGCGATGTTCTCCGACCTCGCCAAGAAGGGTCAAGACGCCATCACGGCGCAGTACAACCTTGACCAGCAGACGATGTCCTCGAAGGATGCTGCCGACAAGTATGTGGCGAGCCTGAATGGCAACAAGCAGGCCCTGTACGACCAGATCTACGCGCTCACCGGAAACGCGGATGCGGCGCAGGCGCTGACCGACAAGATCTACGCCATCCCGGATCCGAAGCCACTCTCGGCCCGGATCGACACCGCGACCGCCACGGCGGCAATCGATGCGTTCATCGCGAAACTGAACAGCATTCCGGGGCAGCGCGACGTCACCATCAACGAGGTCGTCAAGCAGACCGGGCGTCCTCAGGGCGAGGTCGGCGCGGCGTACAACGCGAACGGGAACATCTTCGGCTTCGCGGCCGGCGGTCTCACCGAGCGTCACGTCGCGCAGATGGCGCGCGCCGGCGACATGCGGGTCTGGGCGGAGCCGGAGACCGGTGGCGAGGCGTACATCCCCATGGCGATGTCGAAGCGTGCCCGGTCGACGGCGCTCCTCTCGCACGTCGCGAACGAGTTCGGTCTCGACCTGACTCCGCGCGGAGCGCAGCGGTTCGCTGACGGCGGCTTCACGGGCACCCCCGCCAAGTCCGGCGGGCTCACATGGACCGGCGACATCGTGCTCCAACTGCCGTCCGGCATCGACGGCCCGTCCATTTCAAAGCTCGTCCGCGCCGAAGTGAACCAGATCGTGAGGGAGACCAGGTGACTGAGCCCCTCATCATCCGCTTCGGCGGTGTCCGGTTCGGATACGAGGATCCAGACGCGATCGGGTTCCACGTCAACCCGGACGGGTTCACCGGATGGAATGACGGCGTCGACGTGCGCCGGGACGAGATCGCTATCCCGAACGGTCACGGAGCGCTCGAGGTGCCTTCGTACCTCACTCAGCGGATCGTAAGCGTCGAGGGCTACTGCCTTGCAGAGAACCCTCGACGCCTCGGCTGGTGGCGCGGCCGACTCGTTGGGCTCATGGCGCGCGCGGCGCAGCAGTTCTCAGCTGAGGAGTTCGGCCACCTCCAGTACGCGCAGGGCAGCGTCGCCGTGAAGCCGCGCTTCTCGCCCGATGGCGGCACGGCGCAGGCCGACTACCAGATCTCGTTCTGGTTCGCGAAGCCGCAGATCTATGGCGAGCTCAACAAGTTCGAGCACCCCACCGCAGCATCACCGCTCGAACTCGTGACCACGCACTACGGCAACCACGACGCGCACGCCGAGTTCATCCTCGCCGGGAACGCGCCGTCGTACCGGGTCGCGGGCCCGGGCGGCCGGAACTACCTCGTCTCGCGGGCCATGGTCCCCGGCCACGACCACCACGTCGACATGCGCACCGGCCGCCTCACCATCGACGGCGTCGTGCAGCAGCTCGCCGTGGACATCGGACAGACATGGCCGAACCCGCCCGGCGTCCAAGTCACCCAGACCCTCCATCTGTCAAGCGGTACGGCCTCGTTCAAATCGAGAGTGAGGAACACGTCAGTCTGATGCTGCTCTGGACCTACTGGATCGTTGACACGCGCACCGGCCAGCGGGTGCTGCAGGTCACTCCCTCGGGGTGCTCGTGGTCTCGGCAGCTGAACATCAAGGCTTCCGGCTCGGCGGTGTTCGACCTCGCGGACGCGGACAACGCGGCCCTCGGATTCCGATCGTTGACCCGGAAGTGGGCGCGCACTCTCGTGGTGTGTTGGAACGAGCAGATCGTCTACACCGGAATCATCACGAAGAGCACATACACCTGGTCGAGTCGTCGGCTCGTGGTCGAGTATTCCGACTTCCGCGCAATCATCGCCCGCCGCACCACTCTCGGTGAGAACGGGTACACGAACACAGAGGAAGGCTCGCACGCGCCGATCGGCAGCGAAGACCCCGCGAACCGGTACAGCCTCTCGACGATCATCGCCTACGAGCTCCGCCTGCTGCTCGAAGGACCGACGTCGAACTACGGGCTGCCGTTCAACCGACCCTCCTACAACCTCGCCGTGCACGACGGTGACGCCTGGCGCGACTACTTCGACTACAACCTCCCCTGGCTGAACATCGTCGTCGACGAACTTACGAACGCCGAGAATGGCCCCGACGTCGACTACCCCGGCTCATGGGACGCGAACGAGCGTCTTCAATGGGACGCCCGGATCGGAACACCCGGGCAGCCGAACCTCGCCGGGACGACCTGGTGGTGGGACCTTGACGCCGAAGAGCCCGGCCTGTTCGACCTCGTCATCGTCGAAGACGCCATCAACCAGACCAACGCGGTCACCGTCGCAGGCGCAGGAGCTGAACTCAAACGTCGGTACGCGGTCGCCCGAGAAGATTCGGACCTGCCCGCGCTCGAGCGGATGATCTCGTACGGCACCGAGGATCAAGTCGAAGCGCTGCAGTCGCATGCGAACGCGCACCTCGCGGCGTACCGCCTCCCGACGGAGGAGTGGTCGTTCTGGATCTCGGCAGACGGCACACCCTCCGTCGGCCAGCTGACGCTCGGCGACACGTTGGCCATCTGGTCGAGCGGCGACCCGTACATCCCGGATGGGCTTCATCAGCTGCGGCTTGTTCGCTTTTCCGGCGACATGAGTACGCAGATCGAAATCACTGTGCAACGAATTGGAGGGCTCGAAGATGGGTCTGATTGACCACCTGAATCAGTCGGAAATGCAGGAGCTGCGCCAGCTCGTCGAATCGATTGTGCGCTCGGCGCCCGCCGGGTACACGTCGATCTCCCGCGGCGGCCTGGAGATCCGTTCCCCCGAGGGCTTCTATGTCGGCGGTGCAGCTTCCGCGGTCATCGATGGGTTGCTCCAGGTGCTCGGCCGTCTTGAGCTGACGGGCGTTTTCATCCTCACCGGGGACACCACCGCCTCCGGGAACTGGGTGCAGTCGGGTTCATTCAGGCTGACCGGCCCGTTCACCGTCGAGGGTGCGACCTCGATGACGGGCAACTTCACGTCGACGGGGGAGTTCACCCTGACCGGGGCATTCCATATCAACGGGGCGACCGACCTCAACGGCACCATGACGGTCTTTCCTTCCGGCAAGATCATCATCGATGGCCCCACGCCCATGGTGATCGAGAACGGGCAGATCTCCCTTGGGTCCGCGCAGCTCAGCGCCGGCGTTCTCGGCGGCATGACGATCAGCATCGCTGGTGGTCCCGCGATAGGCGTGAGCCTGCTCGGGTTCGCGGCAATGACAGCCGGCGGCGAGTCAGCCGGCATCGGCGCGACCGGCCTGTTCCAAGTCACAGGGAAGTCAGCATTCAACAACGATGTCGAGACCGCCAAAGATCTTGAGGTGGGCGGTCTGATTCGAGGTAACCACGGTTTGCAGGTGACGTTCATGGGGCAGAAGTCAGGGGTCACGCCGAATATCTGGCGAGATCCGATCGACGGCACGTTCTGGGAAGTCGTGCCGTAGTCACTTCACGGGGCAAAGAAACTGCTGAGCAGCGCCCACCACGGTGCTGTTGTTCGAGATGAAGTCCGAATCCGTCTTCGGTAGGACGACGATGTCGGTCGTCTTGCTGCCGCTGGTCAGCTGTGCGCAGGCGATCACGCCGTAGGCGACGAGCTCGGAGTCGCTGTAGGTGATCTCGGGGTTCAGCACCCGGATCTTCTGAACGTACGCAGCGTCGTTCGCGGCTGTCGTCGACTCAGGCGCGCTGGTCGGCGTCGCGGCGGCGGACACGGGCACGTCAGCGACTGTGGCTGCGGTGTTGCTGCTGCATCCGGCGAGGGCCAGAACGAGGGCTATTCCGCCGAGTACCGCGCGGGTATTCTTTGACACATCGACTCCTAATCCGAGTTGGTCACCGCCCCGGACTGTTGACGCAGTTGCGGGGCTTCTTCGTGTCTCGAAGTCTACCGACCCGCAACTTTCGCACAAGCCCTCATCATCCGATGGGGGCTTTCGTCTTGTAGAGGAGAGACTCATGCCCGCTTGGGGTGGATTCAGAAACGGCTACGTGCCGATCGACGCGCTCGTGTTCGTCGACGGGGTGTGGCTCGAACCGGAGTTCGGAGCTCGCGTCTCGCTCTCGAATGAAGACCTTCGCGCAGACGGCTATTGGGTCATCGAAAACGAAGGCGATCGCCCGCTCGGTATCCCTTCCGACATGCTCGTCCGCGACGCGTCGAAGACATCGACCGGTGGATCGAACCAGTGGTACCAGTGGGGCCGCAAGGAGCGGGACGAGACGCCTGAAGCGGCTGACCCGACCCAAGGCGAAGGCACCAGTGAGCACGGCTGGGCCATGGCCGACGACTCCAATTCGAATAACCCGCCCCGCCGGAAGGCGATCAGCGCCACGTACGGGTGCGTCTACCCGATCGCCTCGGAGACCTGGCACCGCCAGCCTCGCTACCCGCTCAGCGGCGCGATCGCCGCTCGAGTCGAAGCCCGGAAGCAGAAGCTCCTCGGCAACAACACCCCAACACCCCCCCAGGAGGAAGACATCATGGCATCACTCGCCGAAGTACTTGAAGGCATCCGCACCGAGAATGACCCGATCCTGAAGATCCTGCAGAACCTCGTGAGCACCCCTGAGCAGGACCGCGACTTCATCGAGCTGCTGAACAAGATCTACAAGGGCGCGCTCGACCGCGACGCTGACGGTTCTGCCATCGGCACCTACCTCCCGCTGCTTCGCACCGGCGCCATCAACGAGGCCGGCATCAACGCCGCGATCGTCGCATCGCTTGAGTACAAGCGCCGCTTCATCCAGGTGCTCTACGCCGACCCGAACGTGCTCAACCGGACCGCAGGCCCGGCCGAGGTCGAGGGGTGGGCGAACTCGGGACTCACGCTCGATGGCATTCGCGCCGCTGTGCTCGGCTCCGCCGAGTACAAGTCCAAGCACTGACAACCTCTCCGACCTCGGAAGGAGGGACAGACATGCTCAAATCAGTCTCGCGGATCCGCATCAACGGTCTCCGCGGTGCAGCACTTCTCGTCGCGGCCGTCTACTGCGCCACTCGTGGCATCGCGTACCTGCCCCCGCTCATCCCGAACGCCAGCTACGTGCCCGGCTCGCTGTCGCTCATCGCGAACTTCGTGCCTCTCCCCGTCTGGGGTGGGGTGTGGATTCTCGTCGCGCTCTTCTGTCTTGTCTGCGCGTTCCGACATGACGACTGGCCCGCCTGGGCAGGGCTCGTCGGGATGATGGTGCTCTGGGGATCCAGCTACCTCATCGGATCGTTCATCACATGGGCCGCCGGCGACTTCGGTCGCGAATGGATCGGGGCCGGCTCCTATCTAGGCCCCGCCGTCATCATCGCGATCCTCTCGCCCAAGATCCCGGATCGGATGAAGTAGTGGAACAGGTCATCGGCGGGCTCATCACAGCCCTACTCGGCGGAGGCGCGATCGTGCTCGTCGCCGTCATCAACAAGAAGCGCTCCCCCGGAGACCAGGTCGGACAACTCTGGGATCGCCTCGACCAGCTCGAGGTCCGCGAGCTGGTGCGAGACGACTACATCATGTCTCTCCGTCAGCACATCGTCGACGGCAAACCCCCGCCGCCGCCGCCCTACCCCGAAGAACTCAAACACAAAGACAGGAACCGCGACGCATCATGACCACCACACCACCCACACAGGTCCAAGAGATCTGGTTCAAGACGCAGCGCGTACTCCGCACCCTCGTGCAGGTCGGCATTCCCGCGTTCCTCGCGTTCGCGCTCGTGCTGCCACAGATCCTCGCCGTCTCGGGCATCCCTGTCACCAGCGAGCTGTACCTCTGGCTCCTGTCGGTCGCGGGCGGCATCACCGCTGTCGCGACCGGGCTGTCGCGCGTCATGGCCATCCCGGCCGTGAACCTCTGGCTGGTCAAGGTCGGACTCGGCTCGGTTCCGAAGGACGCGATCACAAACAAGGCACTTTCTGTGACCGCGACGGACGTGTCGATCGAGACCTTCCCGAAGGCGGGCACCCCTCCCGCGGAGACTGACCCGACACCCGTTCCTGACGGGTACCAGTCGAAGCACAGCACCATCGACGACTGACCCTCCCCGCCCGTCCCGCCGCCTCTAACCGGGCGGCTTTTTTTGTGCTCGAAAGCAGGAGACCACATGCCCGTCGTCACCGGGACCCTGAAGGACTTCGGCGCTGCGACGCTCGCCGCCTTCGCCCCGAAGCTCTACTTCATCCCCTCGGGAGCGGCCGTCGGCGGCGCGACTCTCTACGCGAACAAACCCGTCGTGTGCGTGCCGGCCGCGAATGGTGACTTCTCGGTCGAGCTCGCAGCGAACGAGACCCTGTCGCCACAGACCTGGTACACGCTCTCGATCATCTGGCTCGACCCGGACACCGGGTTCACCGGCCAGATCGATACCGACTGGCGCCTGTTCGTTCCGCAGGGCGGTGGCGAGTTCGTGCGCATCATCGAGGCCCCCTCGAACCCGGCGCAGATCTGGTTCGGACCCGAACCCCCCACCATCCCGACCGACTACACGGGCTGGGTCGATACCGACTCAGTCCCGCCGATCTACTACGAATGGGTGTGAGAAATGGTCTGGGTTCCCAAGGCTAATCTGGCCATCGCGAACGACACCGTCACCGCGGATCTCCTCGAAGCCGAAGGCAGCCAGACCCGCGCTGCCGCGCAGGGCATCGTCAACCCGCTCGTCAAAGAGGCGATGACTGACCCGAATGTCACGACGATCGTGACTGGTGCAGCCGGAACCGCGGCCACCGCAGCGGTCGCAGTCGAGCTGACGAAGTCCGGTGTGTTCCATGGCATCCGGAAGCTCACTGGCCGGTTCGGGAAGGGCATTGCCTTCACGCTCGGCGGGAAGTTCACCTGGCTGCAGACGGACATGAAGGGCAACCCGCCCCGAGAGTCTGCGGTAGCGATCGCGAAGGCGGCCGACTCTGCTGCATTTACTCAGGGCGCTGTGGTCCGGGTGCAGCGGTCAAAGCGCCGCCCCTACGCGGTCACCTGGGAGATCGGCCGGAAGATCGCGATGTACCTCGACTGGACGGGCAGCCTCTGGTCCGGTGACGGCACACTCCTCGCTGGCAAGGGTCTCCCGAAGGTGTGGACGTTCCTCGGCGACTCGACGACTTTCGGCGCGGACCTTTTGGACTACCTGGCGCAGCGCTTCACCACGCTGCTGACCACGATCCTCGGGATCACGATCAATAACGCCGGCCAGCCTTCTGCGCGCTCCGATGAGATCGCCGCGCGCGGCGCTGCTCTTCGCATTACCGCCACCGTGACGGGCGGAACCATTCCGGCCGTCGGAGGTTCAGTGGTGCTCACCGGCCTCTCGGTCGACCCGCTGCGTGGCACGAACATCGGATCCTTCGAAGTTGATCTGGCTACCCCGTTCGGGCAGCGTATCCGTGGCATCCTCTACCGCACCGACACCACCGTGCGGACCTTCGTTCGCACCGGCGCGGGTGCGGCTGTGGCAGCGACGAGCGTCTCGGTCGACTCGGCCACCGGACGCCCATGGCGCAACGGCCCAATCGTCTTCGCGATGGGCATCAACGACGAACCCCTCCTCGTCGGTAACGGCGGCACGCGGACCATCTATGACGTTCAGAACTGGTACCGAGCGCTGATCTCAACATTCCTCGACGAGTGGTTCCACTGGGGACTCCTCGACCGCGGTGCGTCCGAGGGCGCTGGCACCGTGAACGGCGATTACATCCGCGCGTTGGAGAAATGGTTCGCAGCCGAGCATGGCGACCACTTCATCCCCATCCGGCTCTACCTCGCCTCAGCCCAGGCCGTCGCAGACGCGGCGATCTACCAGCCCGGGTTCACACCCACCGCCCAGGACAACGCGGATCTCGCCGCCGGGTGCGTGCCTCAGTCGTTCCGTTTCTCCGGTTCCGTGCACCTGAACCCGCTCGGCCACCAGCTGCAGGCGGCGTTCCTCGCGTCGTGGTTCCGCCAGTACTCCCGCTACGCCTCCACCTTCACGCTCGCTGCTTAGGAGACCACCATGCCAATTCTCAACGGATCGATCTTCGCGGTCGGGGCGCCCTACGACGCGACGTCGCCGTGGAAGGACTCCCCGGACCTCTTCGAGACGATCACTTCCGACTTGTTCAGCGGCGGGAACGCGACCGACATCAACGGCCGCACTCTCGACGCCGGCTTCGGCGACGACAACGTCCCACGGATGTGGACGGCGAACGTCGCCGCAGCATTCGCGATCGTCGCCGGGGCGCTCACCCGCGGCACCAACTCCGCATCAGGCCAGGCAACCTTCCCGTGCACCGTCGCCGACGTCGAATTCGGCTACACCGTCACGCAGCTACCGGCCGCGAACGGCAATGCCTTCTACGCCGACATCCGCCTCAATCTCGCCGCCGGCGCAGCAGGCGCTCGCAGCTCGTACCGGATGACGCTCATCAACCGCGCGGGCGTCGTGTACGTCGAGATGTATCGTCGCACCAATGCGTCGACTCTCATCGGCGCAGGCTCGACTTACATCGTCGCTGTCGGCGACACGATCTCGATCCGCGCCTCCGGCAACAAGATCCAGCTCCTCCGCAACGACATCCTCCTCGAAACGACCCTCGACGTCACCGCGGACTTCCACCCCACCGGATCCTTCTGCGGATTCGAGTCGGGCACAGCCGCCGGCTTCGCGATCGACAACGTCTACGCCGAGAAGTATCTCGGCCCCGCCCCCGCAGCCGCCTAAGGAGACACCCATGGCCAGCAAGAAGATCACCGAAGGCACCCGCATCACCGCCACCAAGGACGGAGAGAAGATCTCCGGGTCGGTCGTGCAGTCGCCGATCGGGAACGGCGACTGGTACCTTGATGGACCCGGCCGTCACCTGCACGACCTCGAAGCCAACGGCTACACGATCGCCGTCGCCTCTACCTCGAGCTGAAAGTTCCAGATGGTGGCCCGGAGAGGCTGTATCGGGAAGCCCCCAGACGATATCGCGCTGGGATCGGGCGGGCGCTCGCGTAGCGCCTCGTGAGGTTCGAATCCTACCCATCTGAACGAAAGCCCCCCACCCTCTCTTCGGAGATGGTGGGGGGCTTTTCGTCGTTCAGCTCGCCCGCTGGTGCTGTGCCGCGCGATAGGCGAGTAGTAGATCGTGTGCCGGCGGCCTGCATGGCGCCCCGCCCAGACGCTCGTGCGCCCTGCTACCGGCCTGCGCGTGCTGCCACGATGACGCGGCCCGGTTGAAGTCCCATGCCGCCTCACACGCGGCAGCGAGAGTCCGGCACCAGCAGATCAGCTCGCGGCCACGTGAGGTCTCCTGCCAGGTCACGACCCGATACCAGTCCTCAACCTCGTTCTTCGGACCGCGGAACCGCAGTAGCCGGATGACCGCCCAGGGGTTCGGTGACGCGGGATGCTTCAGCACCCACTGGTCGGGCACGGCGAGCATGGCAGGGTGCCAGTCGGCCATACGGGTTCCTCTCTCGAGCGTCCCGGCCGACGAGCTTTCACCATAGATCAGTGCACCGACGTCGGCCAGGTCGGCGATCCTCTATCAACCTGTGCAAAAATCCCAGGTTGCCCCGCTATGTTTGACGCATGGGCTCTGAAGACATCACTGGAACGCTCATCCTCAATAAGCCTCCCGTGCAACGTGTGCGAATGACGTTCTTCTTCAAAGAGCTGGCTGCGCTCCAGGTCACGTCCTTGTCGGCATTCATCGACAACTTGCGCAGTGCTATGCCGGACGTCAGTGAGGAGTTTCCTCTACCGATGCGGGATGACGCGACGGGGGTCGGTGTCTTCGTCAGTTCTCGGACCGCTCTACCTTTCCCTTTGATTTCATTCAGAGATCCCTCGACCGGTCGCGGAATCCATTTCCAAGCTGACAGGTTCTCTTTGACATGGGAGTTCTATGGCGAGGGTGAGGAGAAGCGGTACCCCGGATTTGTTGATCTTCGCGAGCAGTTCGTCATCGCATATGGGAAATTTTGCACTGCCATCGGAGAGCAGATGGGTGCCATTCCTGACGTCACTGGCGCTCAGTGCCTGTACCACAACGCCATTTCGGAAATACCGGGAGCCGGTCTTGCTCTTTACCTCTTGACCGGCCGTGACGATTTAACTGCCCGAGAGGTAATCCGCAACCGAACTTACGCCGGTGCCCGGGTTAGGTTTCCCCTTCTTGGTCCAATTGAGTCGAAGGTTTCTGCAGGAGTAGACACTCCGAGCGATGATGAGTCAGACCTGTGGATCAAGGTGTCTTCTGCAACGCCCGAATCGGATTCTTCCCTGCGCGATCCGTACGATCTGCTCGACGAGGCGCACGACGTGCTGATCCGGCACTTCATTCAATTCACCCCCGAATGGCTAAGAGAACAGTGGAAGGCTCAACGATGAGTGCGCTCATGGACTATGCGAACACAGAGCCTGCCATGTCAGAGAACGGACGGGATCGGCTTGCCGCGTCCACTGGAGTGCAGAGCCATCTGATTGCAATCAACGCGGGATTCATAGGTCGAGCTGACGATTTCAGACATGACCTCAGAACAGTGCCTGTCGCGGAAGCCCGACGTCACCCCCAGACGGATGCGTGGTTGGCGCATGTCAGACCGCTCTTGTTCGCCATGGCAGCTGACCAAGATTCATTACTGTCGTACAAGCGGGTCGGTCTAGCTATCGAGATGCTGTCGCGCTTGATGGTCGCGGACTCGATTTACCCCTCAGTAAGTCCTGACGGCGAAGGGGGTCTTTCCTTTCAGTGGAGCTCCGGTCAATGGCTACTGGAGTTAGATCTCGAGAATTCGGGAGAGTACTTTTTGTTGCAGACGGACGAACAGGGTGTGAAGCGACAGCAACTCCGAGGCGAGGTCCATTCCCTGCCTATTCCGCTAGTCAAATCGTTGGTGGCGGAATTCACTGATTACGTCGAGTCCCTCAACCCTGCTTGGCGCGAGTACTTCGACTGATGCCTGGCGAGTGGCAGCAGAATGACCGCTATGTCACGGATGATGAAATTGCTTATCGTCGCGTGAGAATGATTCCGGAGCATTACCAGCCGGTCGATCCTGTCTCCGGCCTTCCTCAAATTCTCAACGCCGCGTTGCGGTACGAGGATGATGGAATGTCGGTCTACCTCGATCAGTTCATGGAGTACGAGAGCGTTTCTGTCGACCAACTGTTCTCTGACGAGACTCACGCAATCTCACGGTTTGAAGTCCACCATGCTCGCCAGCACGGGGCGGGCATATTGCCGAGCACGGATCACGCAGACCCAAACGAAGCTCGAGGCAGATCTCACGGTCTTGTCCGCACTGCGGCTCCACCCCCGGACAAGGACCGGTGGAAAGTCTTGCGAAACGAGCTCCGGAAGCGGATGTCGATTCGCTCCTCGGCCGATACCTGGTCTCCCGTAGTGTGA